AAGGTGGTTGCAGTAATATTGTTGCCACTTACAGCATACGTAGACCCAATTCTGGTAGCTTGAGATGCCGCAGCATCAACACTCAATTGGGTGGAAGTAGTCATGCGATGAATCAAGTCTGCCTTTGCTGGCAGTGCGATTGTGGAACCCACTATCGCTACTGCAAAAAGCACTCTTTTCATTTTTGATACTCATACATTCTAAGGTTATTTAGTTAGATGCTATATACTGTGGAAGGTTATTATTACAATGCAAATTTTTCTTGACACCGCCGACACTGAAATTATCAATCAACATTTACCAACAGGTATGATTGATGGAGTGACAACTAACCCTACATTGATGGTGAAGAGTGGAAAATGTCCTGATGATGTTTATGAAGAACTTGTATCAATGGGGTTACAAGATATTAGTATGGAAGTTGGTGGTAATGCTCTAGAAATGCTTGAGGAAGGTAGACGACTTGCTAATAAATTTGGTAGGGCAGCAACAATCAAAGTTCCTTGCACACCAGATGGTCTTTGGGTATGTAAGGAACTTGCTAAGGATTTGATTAGGGTCAACGTTACGTTGATATTCTCCGCAGCACAGGCAATCTTGGCTGCCAAATCTAATGCTACATATGTCTCTCCTTTCATTGGCAGACTCGATGACAACTCGGTTGCTGGATTAGAAGTAGTTCGTTCTATTGCAGAAGTTTATCGAGTGAAAAATGTAAGGACTAAGATCCTTGCTGCATCTCTTAGGGATGTTTATAAAGTAACCCGTGCTTTCTACAACGGTGCTGATATTGTTACTATGCCACCTGCGGTATTTGAAAAGATGTACAAGCATGTATTGACTGATGCTGGTCTAGAAATCTTCAATAAAAACTTGGAAGAGATCGCTAATGCAACTCATTCATGATGCAGTATCTTCTGACTTGGTGGCGAAATGTATTAGAGAAATTTACGCTCGTCAGAAATTGGATGTATGGGGTTTTAGTAAATGGAAATGGGGGCAGTCCCTTACTAAGGGAATGCGTAATTATTGTTTATCCACAAGACCATCGGCAGAAGTCATCAATCAGATCAAGGTATCTCTAAACCAATACTTCTGTAGTCCAATTACAAATGTAAATTATCATGTGTGGTTACCTGGTTCAGGTATCAACTGGCATGATGATGGTGGTAATGATGCAGGAGGAACTTTGTATTTGAATACATGGATACCTGAGTTGGGTGGAGTCTTCATGTGGAAAGACAAAGACACTGACGAACTAAAAAGTATTTCTCCTGTAGAGAACATGATGATAGTAAATAATAATCACGAAAGACATGCTGTGTCACCCATAATCGGTGGTGAACAAGCACAAGTAAGAATGTCCGTACAAATTTTCTGTAAGAGCAATGACTAACATTAGTATTCAATGCCTACAATGTGGTGCTGAACTAAATTACGATGGCAAACCTGTATTCTGTGGTTGTCCTAACGCCGCTTCAATCCGTAGAGATGTAATCACTGCTATGGATCTTGATTTGGTTAGGTATATTTCTAAGAAGGAACAAGGTCTGGGGTTTACCCGGCAAGATCTTGAGTTTCAAGAAGAACGCAGACATCGAAAGGTGAGGAAACTAAAATTTGAAGAGCGTTGATTTCTCAGACTCAATACACTACACCAACATCGGCACTGACTGGATCGATACTGGTCTATACCGTAAACTAATACTGCAACACAAGTGGAGTAAGAGAAACTATTCCCAAGGACAATACGTATTTGATATAGCACCTAATAATATAAGATACTTTCAACCTTTGTTTGACATCGTATTCTCTGAGGTTAGGAAGTTATATCCTGCTGCAATAATACCTGACAAGTTTGCATCAAGTTGTTGGGCATATGTATCTAATGAGGAGAGAAGTGTGAGTGTCTTACACAACCACATCTCAGAAAAAATATCGCGGGACTTATCTACGGTATTCTATATGAAGAAACCTAAAGACTCAGGGGATATTCTTTTCCTGATCGATGGTAAAAAACACATACATAGTCCGGTAGAGGGCGAACTTTTAGTTTTCCCCGCTACTTATTATCACTCTCCGTTGCCTTCAAATACTAAGGACTATCGGATCGCGATCAACATCAACGTTATCACTCATAACAAATACAATTGTTTCTTGACAAGTGATGTGTGATCGCATATAATGAACTCGTTACCATACCAACAATGTCTAGAGGCCAGTTTCTCGCCAAGTTCAAAAACGTCACCCACCACCTGGTAGATGCCGTTGAGTCTAAGGTAGATCTAGAGTACGATCACCCTTCACTTTACGATCAACTCATCAGTCACTACAAACAAGAATCAGAGTTTGATTTTTACGGAGACAAAGAGAAGGATTATGATGTGGTTATAGATAAACTTGAATATGATTTGATGAACACTGGAGTTATGCAGTGAAAGAAGAACGCCCTTGGGGTTGGTATGAAACTATTGAAAGTGGTGAAGGATACAAAGTAAAAAAAATTCACGTACATTCAGGGCAACGTTTCTCACTACAGTTCCATAGAAAACGAGAAGAACACTGGGTTATTATTGATGGTACGGGTGTAGTAACACTCGGAGAACATGAATATCAGGCTAACCCTGGTAGTTTTTTTACCGTAAGTATTGAGCAACGGCATCGTGTCGCAGCGGGTAAGGATGGTCTTACTTTTATTGAAGTTCAGAGAGGGCAATGTAGTGAGAGAGATATTGTTAGACTAGAGGACGATTACGGTCGTCACGTACCATCTTTCTTGGAAATGTTGACATGACATATATGGTAACCGGCGGTGCCGGGTTCATCGGGAGTAATTTTTTACACTTTCTTCGTAGGAAAACTGATGAAGAGATTGTTGTTCTTGATAACTTGACATATGCTGCTGACCTAAGGTTTATTCCTAGGGGGCAGCAGTTTCAGTTTGAGTGGTGTGACATTACGAATGAAGAGCATGTTCATTTCTTGTTTGAGAAGTATGCTCCAAGAAAGGTATGGCACTTCGCTGCTGAGAGTCATGTAGATAATAGTATTACCAACTACAGACCATTTTTAGAATCAAACGTTGTTGGTACTATCAATTTACTCAATGCATCCTTGAACATGGGGATTGAAAAGTTCCATCACATCTCTACTGATGAGGTGTATGGATCCCTTGAGTATGATGATGTAGAACTATTCAAAGAAGACACTCCATATAATCCTAGCAATCCATACTCTGCAAGTAAAGCAGCGTCAGATCATTATGTAAAGACTTGGCATAACACATATGATTTACCGTATTTGATTACTAACTGTAGTAATAACTATGGAAGGCATCAGCATGAAGAGAAACTGATCCCTAAAATTATCAAACGTGCTATGAAGGATCAGAACATTTTCATGTATGGTGGTGGTCAACAGATTCGTGACTGGTTGTCTGTGGTAGATCACTGCAAAGCAATCTGGTCTCTAGAAGAATGTGGTATCATCAATGATCAATTCAATATTGGTGGTGGATGTGAGATGAGAAATATTGATGTCACCAAGATGGTGCTTGATGCTATCGATAAACCCTACGGTCTTATTGGCATTTCAGATCAAAGACCCGGACAAGACAAACGATATGCCATAGATTATGGTAAAATAACAAAGACTACTGGGTGGGAACCCGCTATTGAATTTGAACTTGGATTGCGAGCAACTGTATCATGGTACTTAGAAAGATGGGGAATGTGAAATCGTTCAACAGTCCAGTCACTCTTTACGGTCCTGGTTTTGTAGGTGGTAGGTATGCTGAGATGTTTCCTGATACGATAGTACAGGAACGCGATGAATACAAACCACAATCTAAGAAGATCCTTTACATGATCTCTACAGTGGACAATTATAATGTCCATAAAGATGTTGGTTTAGATGTTGACACTAACCTTCGTGTGTTATGTGATGTCCTAGAGAACTGTCGCAAAGAAGACATTGAGTTCAACTTTATCTCTTCTTGGTTTGTCTATGGTAAAGGTGGACCTATCCCTGCGTTTGAGGATTCTTTATGTAATCCTACTGGGTTCTATAGTATCACCAAGAGGTGTGCAGAAGACTTGATCAAGTCTTTCTGTGAGGTGTATAAGATGAAGTATCGTATCCTTCGTTTGTGTAATGTTTTGGGTGATGATCCTAAAGCATCGAAGCAGAAGAATGCAATCATGTGGATGATCAATCAACTCAAAGAGGATAAACCAATCAACCTTTATGATGGTGGTAGTCATCGTCGAGATGTCATGCACGTTGATGATGTGTGTCGTGCTATCAAAACTGTGATTGATGACGGTGACTTGAATGCCACATATAATATTGGGTCAGGTAGACCTACAACAATCGGTGAGATCGTTGAGATCGCTGCTAATTGTACGGGTACTAGATCCCATATAGATAGTATTGAACCACCAAAGTTTCATAAGGATGTCCAGACTCAAGACTTTTATCTAGACACCAGTAAACTACAATCGTTAGGTTTCAAACCTACTATGGACACCCTTGAGATGGTTGAATCGTTATGTCTGTGAAGAGTAAGGTTGAAGATTTTGTTGCTTCGCTAGAGGCAGATGGAGAAGAACTATTCCCCTTCATGGCAAACAAGGGGTGGAAACCTGGTGACAATGTGTATTACTCTGGTCCCTATTGGGATGAGAAGGAACCTGTTGCTGCTATCACCACCATGCTACAGGGTAAGTGGTTGCCTGCTGGTGAGGAAGTCAATAAATTTGAACGTGCATTCTCCAAACAGTTTGGGTTTGACCACTCTGTGATGGTGAACAGTGGATCATCTGCCAACCTGGTGATGATTGCTGCACTCAAAAAGTATTTTGATTGGCATGATGGAGATGAGATTATCGTCTGCACTTGTGGTTTCCCCACCACTATCAATCCCATCATCCAGAACGGACTCAAACCAGTCTTTGTTGATATCAACTACGATGATCTCAACTGGGATCTTGATCAACTAGAGAGTAAGATTACTCCTAGAACAGTGGCGCTTTTTTCGTCTCCTGTTCTGGGAAACCCCTATGACTTCGATAAGTTCATTGAGATTGTCAATAGGAATAACTTGCGGTACGTCGCTGACAACTGTGACTCGCTCGGTTCCAAGTGGCGTGGTGAGTTGCTTACCAAACATGCCGTCGCAGCGTCTTGTTCGTTCTATCCAGCGCACCATATCAGCACGATTGAAGGCGGGATGGTTTCCTCCAACATTGAGCAGATCGTTCAGATCGCCAGGTCCTTTGCCTGGTGGGGGAGAGGTTGTTATTGTGTAGGATCCCAGAATAAATTGCCCAACGGTGTCTGTGGTGCTCGGTTCGATAGATGGTTGGAAGGGTACGATCAAGATGTCGATCATAAGTACGTCTTTGGCGTTCAGGGATACAACCTCAAGCCTGCCGACCTGCAAGGGTCTATTGGGTTGGTACAGTTGACTAAGCAAGACGATATACATCGCATCCGTCGTAGCAACAAAGCTAGACTTCATGAGATCTTCAGTCAAATTCCTGGTGCTCGGGTTATTGAAGAGAAAGAGCATGCAGAGACCAGTTGGTTTGGTGTTCCTATTGTATGTGGAGAATATAAACACCGCCTTGTAAAATATTTAGAAGACAATAAAGTCCAAACAAGAAACTATTTTGCTGGTAATATTCTAATGCATCCTGCATATAGACATATTGAACCTGCAAGTAACTATCCAAATGCATGTAAGGTGTTGGATAATGTATTTTTTGTAGGATGTAGTCCCGTTATTACTGAACCCATGCTAGAATATATAGATGAAGTTGTATGCAATTACTGTAGTAAGTACTATCAATGAAAACAGCATTAGTATTGGGTGCCGGTGGTTTCATCGGCAGTCACATGGTCAAACGTCTCAAGTCTGAAGGATATTGGGTTCGTGGTGTAGACCTCAAGGTTCCTGACTTCTCAGATTCAGCAGCGGATGAATTCATCCAAGGTGATCTGCGAAGATATTCTATTGTCGAACGTGTGATTCAGTACAAAGGTAAACAGGGTAACTTTTATAACTCTGTTCCTTACCAGCACATTGGCACCTTTGATGAGATCTATCAGTTTGCTGCCGACATGGGTGGTGCTGGTTACATCTTCACGGGTGAGCATGATGCAGACATCATGCATAACTCTGCAAGCATCAACTTGAACTTGCTACAGGCAGTCCACAAATTCAATGAGACCTTTGATGGTCGTAATAAAGAGTGGACAGAAGCAAATCGTCCTAAGAAAGATCAACCCACAAAGATCTTTTACAGTTCTTCTGCCTGCATGTATCCAGAACATAACCAACTTGATCCTGATAACCCTGACTGCCGTGAAGAATCCGCATACCCAGCAGCACCAGACTCCGAATACGGATGGGAAAAACTCTTCAGTGAGCGGCTCTATCTTAGTTTCGCAAGGAATCATGGCATCCCTGTTTGTATTGCTAGGTATCACAATATCTTTGGTCCCGAAGGTACCTGGTACGGTGGAAAAGAGAAAGCTCCCGCTGCCATCTGTCGAAAGGTTGCCTATGCTAATCCCGGAGCAAGAATCGAAGTCTGGGGGGATGGATTACAAACTAGGTCTTTCCTATACATCGATGAATGCATCGAAGCAACTCGACGTTTGATGCAGTCAGACTTCCAGGGACCTGTCAACATTGGTTCTGAAGAGATGGTAACTATCAACCAACTGGTAGATACTGCTGCCAAGGTTGCCAACAAAGAAATTGGTAAGAAGCACGTAGACGTTCCTCATACTGGTGTACGTGGTCGCAACTCTAACAATGATCTCATCCGAGAAAAACTTGGATGGGATTATAATCAAACTCTAGAGGAAGGTATGAGGAAAACATATAACTGGATCATGCTTCAAATTGCCACGGATTTTACTAACGACAAATGAACACAACTTATAACTATGAACGGGATGCTCTGAAGAATCCTTTCACTGGGCATACTAAAGTTTTTGAAAATTTCTCTCAGGCATACCAGGATTTATTTGTCCTGACTATGCTGAAAGGAAAGAAGAATGGTAAGTATGTGGAGGTGGGTGCTAACCATCCCCAATCTTTGAGCAATACTTTTCTACTTGAGACAGTATTTGGTTGGCGTGGTTTCTCTGTAGAAATTGAGCGTTCAATGTGTGAGGTTTTCAACGGAGACCTGGCACGGCAGAACCATTGTTATGAAGCAGATGCAACTACGTTTGATTACTCCGAGGCAATTGCTAAAGAGAAGTGGCAGGGTCGTGTTGATTACTTCTCTGTTGACTGTGAACCTCCTGAGGTGACGTTCAAGGCACTCAAAGCATTCCCCCATGATAAATTCCGTGCCAGCGTCATCACCTTTGAACATGACTCTTACAAGGACGGTGACACCATTCGTGATCATTCACGTCAGTTCTTAGAGGATCTTGGTTACCAACTGGTATGTGCCAGTGTTTGTAATGGTGACAATGCTTATGAAGATTGGTGGGTTGATCCTACTGTTGTAAAGGAGTCAGTTTGGAAACCTTTTGAGTGTGTTGATAAAGAAGCACGAACTATTTTGTTATGAAACTATCTCATTGGTATGGTCGTTTAGGTAACAACATTCAGCAAGTTGCTAATGGGTTGATGAGTGCTCAGGCATACAAAACGACTTTTGAAAATACCCTTGATCATAGTATTATTGAAAAATTTTCCTGTAGTTTTGGAGATAACATAGTCGATGCCGAAGGAAAGTTTTTCTATTGGGATGGTCCGTTCAAAGAAGTTCCGGTTGATAAGAATGTCTGCTATACGCAGATGCGTTCGTTTTGTAAGGAGTTTGTTCGCCCCAAACTACGACTACCCAGAGTGGATGTTGATTCTGATACTCTTGTTATTCATATTAGGAGTGGAGATGTTTTTGACCAAAGGGTTACTAACCCTAATCAATATGTTCCTAATCCTTTTTGTTTTTATTCTGCATTGTTGGAGCAGTTTGACAAGTGTATCGTAGTTACTGAAGATATAAAATATAATCCTATCCTCAAAGAGTTGGCATGGTACCCTAAGGTTACTATCCAATCTACAAGTGTAGAAGAAGACTTTGCTACGTTGTTGAATGCAAAACATCTTGCTACCTCTGGTGTAGGAACGTTTGGAATGGCAGCAGCGTTATGCAGTGACACTGTAGAGAACATATATTGTACTAATCTACATATAATGGAGCATCTAAACTATCAGATGCTGTATAATACTGACATTACCATCCACATGATGGTTCTGGATAACTACATCAAAACTGGAGAATGGACTAACAGTGATCAGCAAAGAGAATTCCTCTTTTCTTACAAGGCATAGACTTAGTGATGGGATAGTGACGCAGATTGAAAGTCTGTGTAAAAAACTTCCTTATTATTATTTTGAAGACTGTGCCTACGGAAATGATCATCACCCTCTAAGGACGGTGATGAACCCTTATTTTAGTTCTACTTTGTTGGGTGTAGATGGAAGCATTTCACCATTCTTTCGCGAGTTCCCTTGGAACGCTATCGGTCGAGAGATTGGTATGCCTAACAACCCAATGATGAGGTCTCATATGACCTTACAATATCCACGATCAGAGTCGTTTGGTATTCCCCACAACTCACATATAGATGATGACCGTCCACACATTGTAGGGTTGTATTATCCTAATGATGCTGACGGAGATACTTTCTTTTTTGATGGAGACCAAAATGTCATACATAGAGAACCTCCGGAGCGGGGTAAGATGGTTACTTTTGACGGAAAGCAATATCATTCCAGTTCTTCTCCAATTACTGGTGTTAGATTTACTTTGAATATCAATTATTGTCCATGAAAATCTTCGACGTATTCACTTTTTACAATGAATTAGATCTACTAGAACTGAGGATGAACATCCTCGGAGACTCAGTAGATTATTTTGTTATCAATGAGGCAAACATTACCTTTACAGGTAAACCCAAACCACTTTACTTTCAAGAGAACCGTAAGCGGTTCAAGAAGTGGGAGGATAAAATTATCCACCAGGTTACAATTGATGACAACAAAACTTTTGAGGCATACTATTCTGACATTCCCTACCACAGGAGCATGTTGGAAGAGAACATCTATCAACTGCCACTACCATATCAACGTGCATGCTTCCATAAGGACAGTGCAATCTATGGTCTGTTAGGTAAGGCAGAGGACGACGACCTCATCCTTACGAGTGATGCTGATGAGATCGCGAACCCTGAAGCATTGAAGTGTCTAGATGAGTGGTTTGATCCTAACCATCACTATGTTTTGACAGGTCCTCTGTTCTATTACTACCTCAATGTAAAGTGTGAAGAGCAGTGGATGGGCACACGAGTGTGTGACTTCAAGACACTGAAGAGTATGAGTGTTGACAAACTCCGTCAGTCACATCAGGATGCATACAAACTTGCCGATGCATCATGGCATTGGAGTTTCTTTGGTGATGCTGACACTGTGCGTCAGAAGATGGATGCCTATGAGCATCAAGAAAACAATTTGGAAGAGTATCGTTCCAGTATGGAGGATAGGATCGAGCAGAACCTAGACCCATATGGTAGAACATATCTTTATCAACCAACTGTTGTAGAAATTGATGATACTTTCCCTAAGTACGTCCGGTCTCAGAAGAATCGTAAACTCAAAAAGTTTGTAAAAACATTATGAAATTACTCCATGGACCTGGGGTATCAAATCATTGTGACTATACCTTTGGAGACCAGGCAGGGGTTATAGGTCAGGTGTATGATTCTTTTATGAAAGTTGCTAGTAGAAAGAACAAAGAGTTTCTTGACCTAGTATCTAAGACGGATAAAGAAGTCATGACTCTCTTCATTGATAACATTAGATTATATAATAGGAAGATTGTATGTAATAATACTAATGATCAGAAATGGGTTGATGATCTACAGAAAAATAATAACCTGATAAAATTATGTGCTTCTCTTGATAAGAAGTTTATAATTTTTTGTAATAATGAAGACACTCCTGTAGAAAATGATATAGATATTCCAGACAATGTGTTAGGTATCTTTGCAGCAAACGCAGTAGGATTCAAAGACAAACTTTATTCTTTTCCTTATGGTGTCGGTAGGAAACTACATCAGCAAGACAATAGGCACAGTATTCTGTTGGAAGCAATGGAAGAAGATCCTAAACCCAGAAAACTTCTGTACATCAATCACTCAGAGCACACTAACCTCAGTGTTCGTGGTAACATCCGCGAAATGTTTAGTGGAATCTCCTATGCTACCATCGGACAAAGACTTGGATACCGAGAGTACTTGAAGGAACTGCAACATCATAAGTTTATGATCTGTCCTCAGGGTAATGGAGTAGATTGCCATAGAAACTGGGAGGTGCTCTACCTGAAGCGTGTTCCTATCATGCTAAAGAATGAATACCTTCAAGAGTTATATAAAGACTATCCGGTTCTGTGGGTTGATGACTTTGGTAAGATCAATAAGACATTGTTATCAGATGCTGAAGAGTTATATGACAGGGCTAGAAATATTGACATCAATCTGTTAGACTTATACTCAGTATTCAATAGAGCAGTGAAACGTGCTAAAAATTCCTGAAGTCACACTGCTTATGCTAGCAGATGTTGATATACCTGAAGCAGTCTATGCGGTAAATAAGTCATGTGAATCTATTGAATGGGGTGCTGTCAAATTCCTTGGCAGTAAAGGAAGACCAGAGGGTCTGTGTGATCAAGCACAGTATGAGAAAACTTATCCAATCCAAAGCATCAATGATTTCAATTTTTATTGCATATATAATTTTGTCAATCATATTCAATCCTCGCATTGCCTCCTTATTCATCCTGACGGTTTTGTTATTCGACCTTGGTTATGGGATAATTCGTGGTTACAATACGACTACATCGGTGCCCCGTGGAGAGACGATCCAACCGCCTATCTCGACCCCTGGGGTAAAAGTCAGCGGGTTGGGAATGGGGGATTTTCCTTACGTTCCAGAAAGTTATTACAAGTACCCTCGCGTGTGACTGTGCCCTGGGAAGTCAACGAAGGAGACTTCTACAAGCATATGGATGCCGGACTATATAACGAGGACGGAAACATATGTATCCACAATCGGCACATTTTTGAGGAACAAGGATGCGTCTTTGCTCCAGTGGAAGTTGCCGCTAGGTTCTCTAAAGAAGTAGAGTGCCCGGAACACAAAGGAATTGACACCTTTGGTTTTCATTATCATTTTCAAGACATACGATGACAGTAAAATATTATCCTCTTTGGTGGAATCCCTGGCAAGATAAGCATCTTGATCTTGGTGGTAAGTCTGTCAGTATTTCTATTGATAATCTTGATCATGATCCGCGAGCAGATGTAAAAATTTTGTTCTTAGCGGAACCATATTCAATTCTTCCTACAGTAACTGAGGGAGCAGTTCGTAGTGCTTATCACTTTGATAAGATCTATACGTTCACTCAGAAAATCATCGACCAATATCCTCAAGCAGAATTGTTTGAGTGGGGGTCTAGTTGGTTAGACTTCAAGGATTTGATTATTGATAAGAGTAACAACGTTACCTTTGTGACTAGTGAAAAGAGTCAGACGATTGGTCATCGAATGCGTCTTGATATTTTTGAGATGCTAAAGAAGGTAGATGTATCTAATGGGTTGCAATACTATGCACATAAATCACCTCCTTTCCATCAACGAAGGAATGATTTCTTTGAGAATGCTAAGTTCCATATTGCAGTAGAGAACTCTCGTCAACAGAACTACTTTACTGAAAAAATTATTGATTGCTTTGCGTCAAAAACTGTACCCATTTATTATGGTTGTCCTAACCTTAGTGATTGGTTCAATATGGATGGTGTGATTGTATTTCATGATATGGAAGAGCTTGAACTTATCCTAAGACATTTGGACACTGAAATGTATGATTGGAGAAAGCCTGCAATCGAGCAGAACTATGAAATTGCAAAACGGTTTCATAGTGACAATGATGTTGTTCCACGCCTCACTAGAAAAATTATGAGCGATTTCCGCTGATGACTGTAAGTTATTGCATCCCGACGCACGATAAGAACCCTAAGTGCCAGCAGTATTTGTTTGATATTTTTCATGCGTTGTCTCTACAGACAGACATGGATTTCAATGTGTGGGTGTCAGATCATGGTTCCTCTAACAAAGTCTTGCAGGCATGTGAAGAGTATGAAGATCTCTTTGAGATCAACTACATTCGTAATGAAAATAACCGAGGAAATATTTCTGCTAACTCTAACTCTGCTATGCGGTTGGCAGACGGAGAAATTCTAAAGATTCTTTTCTCTGATGATATGATTCTTACTAAGAATCTCAACGCAGAACTAATCAATGCTTTCCTAGATCCTAAAGTAGAATGGGCAGTCACTGGGTTTGCCCATACCCTAGATGATGGCAAGACTCATTATAATCCTAAGACTCCTGTGTGGAACAGTAGACTGCTGGAAGGTGTCAACACCCTGAGTTCCCCGTCCATTCTTGCAGTCCGTAACAACCTGGGCATCTACTTTGATGAGAAGTTGACTATGCTCATGGATTGTGATATGTTCTATAGGTTGTACAAGGACCATGGGAAACCGGCAGTGCTAACCCACTACCACATCTCTAACAGAGAACACGCTAATCAGACCCAAAGACTGCATGAGCACCTCCTTCCCAAGGAAATTGACTATCTAAAGGAAAAGCACAATGTTTCTTGAAGCACTTCTTGCACTGACTCCTCTTGACTTTGATCATCTTGCACGAGCAGTGCAGGTTGAATCAGCACGTAACACTCAAGATGAGTTGTGTGTTGCTGTTTCAATCTTGAACCGTGTCAGGTCACCACGCTTCCCCAATACAGTTTCTAGTGTGGTGTATCAACCTGGACAGTACGAAGGATTCTTGAGACAAAGACCTTCTGCTGATCCTCGGGTGGTTCAGAGACTGCAAAACGTTACAGAAATGCAGAAAGCATATAATATTATTGGGGATCGAACTGACTTCAAGGGGCAGAGAATGCTCCGATATCGAGTCTCTTCTCAAGATCCTATGTGTCATCACAGAGGTAACTTCTTTCACTATCACTGGCAATCATGATTGGATTCAACCACCTCGGCAGACATGGGCGTCTGGGAAACCAGATGTTCCAGTATGCTGGACTGCGTGGAATAGCAGCACATAAAGGATATGATTTCTGTATCCCTCCTAGTAAGTTTGAGGATGAGTGGCATGACCACCAACTGTTTGAGTGTTTCAAACTAACAGGGTTGACAAATATTGCTGTGTGTCCTGGACCTTATGTTCAAGAGTCACACTTTCACTTTGACCAGAATCTGTTTGATAATATGCCTGATGGACACAATGTCTATGGGTATTTGCAGAGTGAGAAATGGTTCAAGCATATCGAATCTGAGATCCGTCAGGACTTTGAGTTCAAAAATGACATCCATGATCCCTGTGTTGAATTGATTGGTTCGGTTGACCGTCCTATTGCTTTACATGTGCGTCGGGGTGATTACCTAACTAACTCTGACAACCATCCTCCTTGCACCAAAGAGTATTACGATGCTTGTCTTTCGCGCTTTGATAGTGACCGCAATTGTATTATTTTTAGTGACGATCCTAAGTGGTGTCACGAGCAATTTACAGACGATAGGTTTCTAGTTTCAGAAGGTGGAGACAATGTGGCAGACCTTTGTATGATGAGTCTATGTGATGATTTTATTATTGCAAACTCTTCATTTTCTTGGTGGGGATCTTGGTTGAGTAAGAATCCAAATAAAAAAATCCTGGCACCTGAAAGGTGGTTTGGTTCAGGATACACAAAGAATCACAACACATCAGATTTATACTGCGACAACTGGGAGGTTGTAAGTGTCTAAAATTATTGAACAAGAAGGAATTGAAATTGAAAACCTTGGAATGTATGAGGATCTTCAAATCCAACCAGTAAATTCTTGGGATCTAAGTAAAACTACATTCATCATTCCGTTGAGGATTGAGAGTGCTGATAGGATGCGTAATGTTACAACGTGTCTGATCTATCTCCTCCGCAATTTTGATACTCAAATCATCATCAAAGAGCATGATTTAGAATCAATATTTTTGAGTAAGGTAGTACCCATGCTAGACATGGCACTACCAGTAGATAAGATTAGTAAGATCCATCATATTTTTGAGAAAGCAGATCCCGATAACACAGCATTTCATAGGACACGTCTCCTCAATGACATGTTGATGTTGGTAAAGACTCCGGTAGTTGTCAACTATGATTGTGACATTCTGCTACCAGTCAACTCTTACATCCTGGCACAGAATACTATCATCAATGGGCATTCTCCAGATGGTATTGTAGAACCAGAACCTGTCAAGTGTATCTATCCTTATGGGTATGGTGATTATCAACGTCAGTTGACAATCGATGACAACGATGTGACTCGGTTTATCAATTCAAACTTCAACTTCAATGCCTTCAATGGCAAGGCAAAAGTTTATGATGCTAAGTTTGGGTTCTGTCAATTTTTTGACACGGAAGAATATATCAGACTCGGTGGAGAGAACGAAGGGTTTATTGCCTATGGTTATGAAGATGATGAAAGGTATGTGAGATTCAATCAGTGTTCTAATGTCATGCGTATGAATGAATTAGTATTTCATATGGAACATACTAGATCAGAGAACTCTTGGTTCCATAACCCATACATTGAACAGAATCGTGCACTGTGGGAAAAACTGAAGGTCAAAACAAGGAAGCAACAAATACAATACTATACTAATATTGATTACATGACCGCTCGCGGTGTCGTTGATGGAGTAAGACCTAATGACGGACAAGAATAAAGCAATCAAAAAACTGGAAGGTTTTCCTTTTGTTCTGTGGGTAAACCTGGATCGTTATCCAGATCGCCGTGAGTACATGGAAGACCAGTTTGATTATTGGGGGATAGAAAACCATCATCGCATCGTTGGTATTGATGGTAAGGAAGATGACCCTGCATCATATTTGAAGGGAACAATTCCTCACAATATGAATTCTGGTGAGGTTGGTTGTGTTTTGAGTCATCTAAATGCAATCAAATACTTTGTTGAACACACTGACCTTGATGAAGTATTCATCATGGAAGATGATGTTGATCTGAGTACTGCTAAATGCTGGACGTTTACTTGGAAAGATGTACGTCGCCGTGTACCAATCAACTTTGATTGTTTACAACTGACTATTATCAATCCAAATGGCATTACTCTAAAACTACATCACAGATTCATCAATGATTTTTCTGCTGCTTGTTATCTAATTACCAGGCACCATGCAACTAAGATTCTAAAGATGCATCAACGCGGTGATCTGTGGAAGATTGATCAGAAAATCAAACCCCGTTCAGTATCAGAGGATCTAATCCTAGACAGTGGTAAGTCATACTCAACTCCACTGTTCAACTACCGAATTGATATGGGTTCTGCTATCCATGAAGAACACATTGACATCTTCCATAAAGGTAGTAAGAATGCATTAGCAGAATTTTGGGAACGTGATGCAGTCGAACATAGTGTTGATGACATCATGGAACTTGACGAGTATTGTGGTAGAATACCACCATCTGTATATCTAAACCAAGCAAAAGAACAATGACAGAGCAACCTCAATTTACAGAAATGCAGGACTATGGACACATTGGTGTCTTTGAGAACTTTGTCAAGTGGGATTTTTGTGACAGTGTTGTTGACGTATTTGAATACTGGTACAACAAAAAGTATTATGTTGGTGAAAAATCTGACCATCCTGTAACTACATTGGATGGTAATGAGTTTACCCTAGATCATTTCAATCAAGGCAAGACTCAGTTCCCCAAGGGTGGCATGGGTCGTAAGGATCACCAGTTGTATCTAGAAATTTGTGATCAAAGTATTACTGCACAGGTCAATCAGTGTATTGGTCAAGCGTTTGAAATTTACGTGCAGAAATATAAAGGTCTTGTTGATTCTGCTGATCCTATTTCTTCATGGACATGTAAAATCCAACGCACAGATCCTGGTGGTGGATATCATGTATGGCATTGTGAGAACGGTAACTTCTTGTACCGTGACCGTGTGCTGACGTGGATGATCTATCTGAATGACATCCCCCCTGAGAATGGTGGAGGTACTGACTTCTATCACCAGGAGAAAACGTTCCATCCTAAGAAAGGAACAATTGTTCTATGGCCTGCTACATATACCCATATGCATCGGGGTGCTTTCTTGACTGGCGAACAGTCTAAGTACATTGCTACTGGTTGGTTTATCAGGGAACCTGGTAATGTAACTGAGCGTACTATCAGTCAAGCATTAGGTAATGTTCCCCCTCCACAGGAGAATCTAAATTGATATTCTATACATGTATCACAAACGACTATGACTGGGTTCCTGATGCATATTATGATTCCAGTTGTAGGTATGTTTGTTTTCATGATGGATCAATTGAAACTCAGAAAGCACCTTGGGAGTATGTTCTTCTAGAAGAAACTGAAGAGTGCTTCGTAAGAAAATCCTATCACCCTAAACACTTGCCCCATCATTACTTTGATGAGGGTGAGTTTACGGTATGGATAGACGCTTCCTATCCTATTACAAAAGAGTTTGTAGAGTTCTCTAGAGAGATGGAGGAGTTTGACTTTACGATTCAGATTCATCCTGATGAAAGAACTTTGTTCGCAGAGTTCAATAAGTTATGCACCTATGGTTTCTCTGAGCATTCTGAGATCCTAGAGATGGCAAAACTCATGCACTCTAGAGGATACTGTGGTGAATATTATAAGCAGACTATCAACTGTGTTCTGTGGAGGAGACTGACTCCTGAGGTAATCAAGTGGTGTAATACCTGGCGTGACTGGTACATGGGTGGTGTGAATAGAGATCAGATCTCTAGTTCTATGGCAGAGTACCTGGTACCTGAGTGTAAGATCAATAGGATTCCCGTACAGATAGATTTGAGCAACAGTGGTAGGAAGAAAGAATACATTCAATCATATCCTATTACCAAACCAAAGAACAAAGACATTGTTGATTTGCAGAACAATCTGTACCAGATCTTTGGGTTCAAAGATCTCGTAAAGAATATCATCGATAAGACTGTTGATAATATTCCGTACGAGTATGGTGATTCTGTAAAAGATCTGGTTGTTTTTACTTGCGTCACTAATAACTACGACGAGTTCCCTGAAGACAGTTACTATGATCCTGAAGTTAGGTACGTGTGTTTCCATGATGGAAAGATGGATACCACTGTAGGAGCATGGGAATATGTGGAATTGGATTTAGATATAGAAGATCCTAGGGACTTTGCTTTTTATGTAAAGGCAAACCCACATGAGTTCTTTCCTAAAGGAACCCATACAGTATGGATTGATGGGTGCTTCAAACTTACTGAAGATTTTATCGGAAATAGTAGAATGTCATTTCCATTCTCAGTGTTGAGGCATGGTAGTAAGTTCTCTTTCCTTGACGAACTCCTAGAAGGATACACCTGTGCTTTCTATTCTAGGAAATGTGTCATGAAGTTTATAGAAAAATTGGGGGAGACTGATTACAACTTCAAACAATATGCTAGTCCTCAATGCACAATCATTTGGAGAACACTGACTGACGAGCAACGTGAGTTTGATGAGGCATGGTATAAGTGGGGTAGTGGTAAGTTCAATAGGGATACAATTCCTTTTGACGTTGCTAGACAACTGACTGGTATTGAACCAGAGTTCTATGACAACAGAGAAGATTGTGGTATTGAACTTGGGTTCTTCAATAAAGTAGGACGCAGAGGTAAGCATACTCAGAGGGGTAAGTTTGATCAATACCTGACAGCAAATAATTTGCTGAGGAAGTTGCAACCAATTACTAAACTAAATCCTAGACTGTATGCCAAGTATGATAAGCACGATTTCTATATGAGACACTATGGAATCATCGTTTGAGATCTATACGAGTATCACTGACGGATATTATCAACTACCTCCTACAAAGCACAGGTCTATCTGCTACCATGATGGCACGGTAGACCCACAAGATGGGTGGGAACTAAGACTGATAGATTATTATCACGAGGACCCAGTAAGACTATCCAGATACTCAAAGATACTATGCCCTATCTCTGGACCTAGTGCTTACATAGACGCATCTAAATTACACACTGTCAATGATAAGTTTATAGAGGTGAGTGAGAAAGTCTTGAGTAATCATGACTTCTTTTTGATGCAGCACCCACACAAATACTTCTACTTGGAAGAGTGTGCAGAGCATATACACAGAGGACTGGTTGATTCTGAGACAATCATTGACTTCACCAGCAAAGTTTCTAACTCAGACTATAACTTTGCTAACTTCTTCTCGCCTCTAGGAACTGTCATCTGGCGTAACGGACCTAGTAGTATTGATAGTCTCTGGTGGGAGTGGTACATGCAAGGTGGTAAGAGAGACCAGTTGTCTCTTGCAGTGGCATTACAACTTGCTGACGTACCATATGGATGGGCAGAGTCTCGTGAGTTCATCAACAGGTGGTCTGATTCCAACCCTATCGATGGTGCCTGGTGGAAGAACAAGGGTGGTAGGTATGCAAGAGAAAAGGTAGACCCCACTCCATACATAGATCAACTATGTGCTATAACTGGTCTAAGTAAGCGGGTGCGTTACCGAGCATCCATTCTTCGAGAGACTGGTGAGTGGTTGTTCGGAGACATCTCCAAGTATTTCAAACGAAACGATCCTGCCCTGATCAAACTAAGCGGACTATGATTATCTACTCTTGTATTACTAATGGGTATGATGAGATTCCTGATGAGCATTACTACGATCCTGACATCCAGTATGTAATGTTCACTGACGGGACCATCGAGAAGAAGGGACCATGGGAGTTCAGAGAGATACCATGTGACCACCCATGTCATCGTAGACGGTCAGCGTTTGTCAAGATCAATCCTCACAAGGTTTTTCCTAAAGGAGAGCAAACTGTGTGGTTGGATGGATGTTATGTCATGACAGAGAAGTATGCTGAGCAGTGTAAGAAGTATTTTGAGGAGGCACCATTCACTATTATGAGGCACTCTGAGAAGTTCTGCTACCTTGAAGAGGTATTGGAGGGGTTCATGGCATCTATGAACACCTGGGACGATCAGATACTCATTACAAAGACCATCAAAGAACTGGGATACAACTTCAAACAGTATTGTAGTCCGGTGTTGGCATCCATCTGGAGGACTATGAATGATGAGTATGAGGAGTTTGGTGACCTGTGGTGGAAGTATTCTTTGATAGGACCTAACCGAGATCAAATTTCCTTTGACACTGCTAGGCAGTTGACTAAGATGGAATTGAATATTATAGAGGACGGGTGGATTTCTAAGGAGAGGCAACCAAACGGTGCGAATAAGCATGTGCCTGGTAGTTGTGGTATACTTTTCGGATCTCGCGGCAAACAGTATCGACGTAAGCGTCATCCTCAAGCGGGACACCCCTTGCAACATAAGCAAAGATCTGCTATACTCAAGGAGTTGCGAAATATTACAGGCATGCATCAAATTTATGCCCGGTATGATTTCTCAGAGTTTGTGCTGCGTAACGTAGTACAACCCACAATGCCGTTACAAGAGTCTAATTTTTGTAACGATAAATAACTTTGTATGTGAGGTTTTCCTCACCACATTGTTCGTCGCCTCACCGAGACTAAACAGCGACAATAAAAAACAGTCTCTAATACCTGTTACTGAGGGTGTAACAGGAATATCTTACCAGTGTTCCCCGCACTTATATCTAACCCTTTTCAAATGTCCGCTACTCTTTCAAATCAAAGATCTCAATCCGCATGGAATGAGTTCTGTGACTGGGTAACAAGCACCAACAATCGTCTTTATGTCGGTTGGTTCGGAGTCCTCATGATTCCAACCCTGCTTGCCGCTACAGTCTGTTTCATCGTTGCTTTCGTAGCAGCACCTCCCGTCGATATCGACGGCATCCGCGAACCAGTTGCTGGTTCACTCATGTATGGAAACAACATCATCTCTGGTGCTGTTGTCCCCAGTTCAAACGCAATCGGTCTCCACTTCTATCCCATCTGGGAAGCAGCATCACTCGACGAGTGGCTGTATAACGGTGGTCCTTTCCAATTGGTAGTCTTCCACTTCCTGATCGGCATCTATGCCTATATGGGACGTGAGTGGGAACTTTCTTACCGCTTAGGTATGCGTCCATGGATCTGTGTTGCCTACTCGGCACCAGTCGCTGCTGCGAGTGCAGTATTCCTCGTATATCCTTTCGGTCAAGGTTCTTTCTCTGACGCGATGCCCTTGGGTATCAGTGGTACATTCAACTACATGCTTGTCTTCCAAGCAGAGCACAACATCTTGATGCACCCCTTCCACATGCTCGGCGTAGCAGGTGTCTTCGGTGGTTCATTGTTCAGTGCAATGCACGGTTCTTTGGTTACATCTTCACTCGTCCGTGAGACGACTGAGCAAGAGTCACAGAACTATGGTTACAAGTTTGGTCAAGAAGAAGAGACCTATAACATCGTTGCAGCCCATGGCTACTTCGGTCGTTTGATCTTCCAATACGCTTCATTCAACAACTCCCGTTCCTTGCACTTCTTCCTTGCTGCATGGCCTGTTGTCGGCATCTGGTTCACCGCCCTTGGCGTGTCCACGATGGCGTTCAACCTGAACGGTTTCAACTTCAACCAGTCCATCCTTGATGGTCAGGGTCGTGTGTTGAACACCTGGGCAGACGTTCTGAACCGTGCAGGTTTGGGTATGGAAGTAATGCACGAGCGTAATGCTCACAACTTCCCACTCGACCTTGCTGCTGCTGAGTCAACTCCTGTTGCTCTTACCGCACCTACCGTTGGTTGATACTAACTCCTAATTTGGAATAAATTAGGACATAAGTGGGGGTCATTACGACCCCTTTTCTTTTCTAAAAAATTATGTTCTCAAGATCTATCATTACTACTGCTCTTGTTGCTGATGCAATGGGCAAAATTGCCAAGGCAAAAGCAAACGTAGAAGTATACCTACACAACCCTGTCGGTATTGGAGAGCACCCTGATGTGCTTGCTGCTATTCAAGAACAAGTAGATATTATCGCTCATGAAGAAGAACGTATTTCCGTTCTTACTAAACATTTCAACGCAAACTAATTTTTATCGTATCAAATCATGGTAGCATCAACACTAACTAAACCCACAAGGGGTTGGTTTGATGTCCTAGATGACTGGTTGAAGCGAGACAGATTTGTCTTCATCGGTTGGTCTGGACTACTTCTCCTTCCCACTGCCTACATGGCAATTGGTGGTTGGCTTACAGGAACCACCTTCGCTACCTCCTGGTATACTCACGGCATTGCCTCATCTTACCTGGAAGGTTGCAACTTCCTCACCGCTGCTGTTTCGACCCCCGCTGACGCGATGGGTCATAGTCTTCTTCTCCTATGGGGACCAGAAGCACAGGGTGATTTTGTCCGCTGGGTACAACTCGGTGGTCTCTGGGCATTCGTTGCCCTGCATGGTGCATTCGCACTCATCGGATTCATGCTCCGACAATTTGAAATCGCACGTCTAGTCGGGATCAGACCCTACAATGCTATTGCGTTCTCTGGTCCTATTGCTGTTTTTGTCAGCGTATTCCTTATCTATCCACTGGGTCAGTCTTCATGGTTCTTTGCACCTAGTTTCGGGGTAGCAGCAATCTTTAGATTCCTGTTGTTCCTTCAGGGTTTCCACAACTGGACCCTCAACCCATTCCACATGATGGGTGTTGCAGGTATCCTTGGCGGTGCTTTGCTCTGTGCAATTCATGGTGCTACAGTGGAGAACACACTGTTTGAAGATGGTGAACAGGCAAACACCTTCAAAGCATTTGAACCTACACAGGAAGAGGAAACTTACTCAATGGTTACGGCGAACCGTTTCTGGTCTCAGATTTTCGGTATTGCCTTTAGTAACAAGCGGTGGCTTCATTTCTTTATGCTTTTTGTTCCTGTCATGGGTCTCTGGACATCTAGCATTGGGATTATTGGTCTTGCTCTCAATCTTCGTGCTTATGATTTCGTAAGTCAAGAGATCAGAGCAGCAGAAGACCCTGAGTTCGAGACGTTCTACACTAAGAACATCCTTCTCAACGAAGGACTCCGTGCGTGGATGGCACCAGTCGATCAACCACATGAGTCATTCGTATTCCCAGAAGAAGTTCTACCTAGAGGCAACGCATTGTGATTCAGTCTCTAGGATTCTTACTACTTCGTATAGCGATAGGTACTATGCTTATCCATCATGGATATGAGAAACTAGAGAACATTGAAAACTTTGCGGATGCATTTGTACGACCACTGCATCTTCCATTCCCAATCGTCTCCTCATACTTCGCAGCATTCTCTGAGATTGTGGGGAGTTGGTTGGTTATATTTGGACTCGGCACTCGTCTGGGTGCCTTGGCAATCCTAGGTACAATATCATTTGCAATTTATCATGCTCTAGTTACATCTGGATTCAATATCTATCTTCTAGAATTGCTTATATTATATTGGGGAGGTGCAGCATGTATCGTTCTCAATGGTGGGGGTAATTTCTCACTAGATCACCTCATAAAACGACAACTCACATGAATATCTTCAAAGGACTATTCACTTTTATGTTCGCTGCTCTGATGTGGGTACAAGTCCCACAGTGGAGTGATGATTGGTCTAAGTGTGCCGTAGATGTACCAGACACAGCATGTCATTGGTATATCGTTGCACCCGATAGCACCATGGGTGAAGGATTTAGTTGGGCAAATGCCCCCTGGTTCAGTGTCGAAGGTCTCCGAGACATTGGGGAACTTCATAACACACTTCAATCTCTTCAGGAAGCATGAATAACTTTGAAGTCTTTCTTTATTTTGTATGCTTTGCTGCTATTGGTGGTGCTGCCTTTGCTATGATGTGGAGTAACATTCAATCTATCAATATAGAGATGAGGAATCCTCCTAAACGAAAGCATCCTGAAGCACCTGAAGCAGGTGAAGAGGTGATGTATGTAGATCTCTCTAGACAAAAACTAGAAGATCTTTACAATAAGAATGAATAGTGCTATACTAAGGGGGTCTCGAACCCTCTTTTTTATGAATGCAAACACTAGTAATACATCTGGTAGCGTTCTTCAATGTAGTTGTAATGAACTGCATTCATCCTGCTAATTGGCAATACTGTTACCGGGTTGATGAATGGTTAGTTCCTGAGGTTATAGAAGGTTATAAACTCTGGACAGGTGAGACACACCCCTATCAAAATGAAAAGAACTTCCTAAATAATGACATATCGTCGCCGCGTTAGGGGATCCTGGCAAAATCCAGGACACCCCTACTTTTTTTGTCTATATAATGGGATTGCGAATCACTTCACTCAATGAAGCCTTTATTTGTCCTAATCGCTTCACTGTTCCTTGCTTTACCTGCATGGGCAGTGGATGTAACGATGGGTGCCGGTGGCAACCTAGTATTTGAACCTAATGAGATCTCAATCTCAGCAGGTGACACAGTTCATTTTATCAATCAAGCATTACCTCCTCACAATATTATTGTAGAAGGTCGTGTAGATCTTTCCAGAGAAGCATTGTTGTTTGCTCCTGGAGAAACCCAAGACGTTGTATTTGCTGACGCAGGAGACTACACTTTCTTCTGTGGTCCTCATCAAGGAGCAGGTATGACTGGCACTATTCACGTTCAATAAATCTCCATGTTCACAGTTACAATCCGCACTCCCGAAGGCGTAGAAACTTCCTTCGAGTCTCCTGAAGATCAGTACATCCTAGATGGTGCTGATGAAGCAGGCATTGATCTAAACTATTCTTGTCGTGCAGGTGCCTGTTCATCTTGTGCCGGTAAGATTGTAGAAGGTACGGTAAATCAAGAGGATCAATCATTTTTAGATGATGATCAAATTGAAGCGGGATTTGTTCTCACTTGTGTGGCTTATCCCACCTCTGACTGTACTATTCTTTGTGATCAAGAAGAGTCTCTATACTAAATATAAATGATGTAGTATAGTGTATGTGTAATGTCTCTTTCAAGGAAATTATCACTTTCTGATACTTCAACCGCACTGAAAGAAACCGAACAACAATTAGACAGCGAAGGGACTACCGACCTCGTTGCTCCGGAGAATCCTTCTCCTGTTTGGCGTTTTCGTGAGCGTTGTTGGAAACGTTTATCCTCAAGTGAGCATGCAACGGCAGTCAATTACTGGCGTAATCAAGAACTTGCAAAGAAGGTAGTGTTGATGGAAGTTGCAGAACTAGAAAAGAAAAAAGCAAAGACTGGATCTTATTGACTACGTATCAATAAGATGATATAATACCTGAGTAACCTCTTCATTATGAAAAAGTCTGCTCGCCACCAAGTAAAATCTAAATGGTATTATATTTTCTGGGGTATTGCAACAGTATCGGTGGTGACAGGACAAATCTATGTTGGAACTGGTTTTCGACAGATGGCATCTTCCGTACAGGAAGGTGCTAATTTATTTTCTGATTACATAAAGACCTATGAAGGCAGTAGTTTACTCACGCGATAATTGTCAATGGTGTGATAGAGTTAGACAACTCTTTGCATCTGTTGACCTCGATTATATCGAGTATAAACTAGGTAAAGATTTTACTCAAGAACAATTCCTTATGGAGTTTGAGGAGGCAGCAACGTTTCCTCAAGTGTCTATCAACAACAAAGCAATAGGTGGATGCAAAGAAACTCTAAAGTTCCTCCAGGAACAAAAGATGATTTGACTATGGATAGGGGGTTTGAACTCCTTCTTCGTACCCGCAAACGGAAACCAAACCACGTAAGAATAATTACGTTATTCAAAATGTTTGGGATGAAATATTCCCTACATATAGAAAGAGAGGGCAACAATTATGTCTCTTGATTCTACGACGATTTTTGTAGCGATGGGTGTTATCATCCTACTACAGACCGTTGGTTTAGGACTAGTAATTGGTTATCTAGTTCGGGCATACGTCTTTGATGTAACCCCACAATATAGTCACCCAGAAATGTTTGATGAGAACGGTAATCCTGTTGCTGAATCACTCATCTCCTTCCGATTTGAAGGTGACATCCCACGTTTAGATGAATTTGACGACTAATTATGGCTACAACAAAACTTCCTAACAACCCTTTGGTCTCTGAACTGTTCAAAGCAGTGCACGGTGCTAAGACTGTGGATAAGAAGGTTGAGATCTTGGAATCTCATAAGCGGGATGACGTAAAGGCAATCCTTATTTGGAACTTCGATAAGAAGATTCAAAGTGCTATTCCTGCTGGACCTGTACCTTACAAGGTAAATGATACTCCTGCTAATGCAGTGGGTCACACTCGTTTAGTACAAGAGTGGAGGACACTGTATAACTTTATCCGTGGTGGTAACGATAGACTATCTCAGATGAAGCGTGAGATCATGATGGTTCAACTGCTAGAGACTCTTCATGCTGACGAGGCAGAGATTGTTGTCCTCGCTAAAGATGGTGAACTACAGAACAAGTATCGCATCACTCGTAGCGTCGTAGAGAAAGCGTACCCTGAGATCGTTTGGCGTGACAAGTGAAGTTCCTCATTGATCTAACAGATCATTGTAACTCCAAGTGTCCTTTGTGTGCTAGACATAAGACATCATATAATGATGAGGTAGCGGTACTAAAACCGGACCCATCAATGAATCGTTCTTCCATTAGTCTTGAGCAATGGAAGGAGTGGTTCCCACCAGAGACCCTTAGGAAGACAGAGTTGATGTACTTCCAAGGGTCTTTTGGTGAACCTACATTGTGTGAAGATCTGTTAGAAATATATTCCTACACTCTAAATGTGAATAGGAATATCATCTTCCAGATGAGTACTAATGGAGGCACCCGAGACCAAGAGTTCTGGGGTAAACTTGGTGCCCTCATGGGAGCATCGCATAAAGATTCTTTTCTTATCTTTTCTATTGATGGTCTAGAAGATACCATACAACAATACAGGGTAGGTGTAGACTACAATAAAGTAATCAGTAGTGCTAAGGCATTCATTGCCGCTGGTGGACCTGCTGTGTGGAGGATGCTAGTCTTCAAACATAATGAGCATCAAACTAAGCGTTGCAAGACACTCAGTCGGTTGATGAAGTTCAAAGACTTTCAACACACGAAGGTCAATGATATGTATGATGCTAGTGGGAAGGGAGATGGTACTTTTACTTACGAATACAAAGGCACAGTCAGAAAACTAGAGGTAGTTTCTGATTCTGCACATGTATTCAAAAACAATCCTGTCGCTGAGGATAGTCCTGTTGACTGTAGATACAAGCATCAGCGGGGTAAACCAGGTCAACTTAGGATTGATAGTCGTGGTGTAGTTCATGCTTGCTGCTTCCACCAGTCACGTCTGAGGTTCTTCTACCCAGAGTTCTATGTTCATGATGACATTGATGCTCCAGCAGAGTTTAGGGACATCAAGAACCCAAACAAGGGGGTGGGTGCTGAGTATATGCAGAAGGTATTCTGGGACAATGTTATCCCATTGATTGAAGACCAGGGTGGTATCAAATCTATATGCTTACAACATCATAGTCTTGAGGAGATATTACAGACTCCATTTTTCCAGCATACTCTTGTGGACTCTTGGGATAAGAGACCACATATCTGTGCAGATTACTGTGGCACTAAGCGGTGCAGCAGTTGACTGACCTACATAATATATGGTATAATTACCATACGTTCATCTCACAGTGGTGTGAGACGCAAGTAAGTCGCGGAACGGAGCCGTTCATCCCATGTTTGAATTTCTTTTATATACATCACTCACTTGTCAACAAGCCGAAGGAATTATCCTGAGGATGCAAGCATCCGAGTATATCGAAAGTGCTTTCAAAGTTGAACTTGTGGAGACCGTAAAGGAATCTACACCTGAGTGTTATTGGGACGCAAACGACTAAAGGAACGGACCTAAAAATCCAACTACTTTAGGAGTAAGACTGATGAGTACCATCACTTATCGCGGCGTCAAGTATGACGCTGAAAGCTACAAGGCAAAGGTTCTTGAAGAGCGAGACCAACGCCACAACCATGACCTCATGTATAGAGGTATCAAGGTTGAGCGTAAGTTCGCTTCCAAATCCTGACAACCAATAGAGAGGTCTTGACACCTCTCTTTTTTTATCTTATGTTATACGTATGGAACGAGACAAACTAAAAATTATTATCTCCGACCTAGAGATGCTACTGAGTGCTTTGAAAGCAGAAGTGTACTCTGATGTGGAGTCGTATCGCTTTGATGAATGCGACCCTGTTGAACTTGACTACGACGAAACATACGAAGGTCCATGAAACCAACTGTAACCCTGGTAAGCAACACGCCTGACGCTGAGCAGCTAATGGCGTACGTTGCCCGAGTAAGCAATCCTTCTAACCAAGAGAACGAAAAGTATGCTGGGTTGCTTAGGTACTGCATCAAACACAATCACTGGTCTGTGTTTGAGCAATCTACTATGACTCTAGAGATCAACACTACACGTGCAATCGCAGCTCAGATTCTAAGGCATAGGTCTTTTACATTTCAAGAGTTTTCGCAACGCTATGCAGACTCTAGTCTGTTGAGGGATAGCATTCCTCTTCCAGAATTGCGTCGTCAAGATGATAAGAACCGCCAGAATAGTATCGATGACATGGATGAATTTGAGGTTCAGATTCTAGAGAAACAGATGACAACTCTGTTTGATTCTGCCATGTCCCTGTATCAGCAGATGCTTGAGCGTGGTGTGGCAAAGGAATGTGCAAGAAATGTGCTTCCACTTTGTACTCCCACCAGAATCTACATGACGGGTTCATGTCGCTCCTGGATCCACTACATCAACTTGAGAACTGCTAACGGTACTCAGAAAGAGCACATGCAGGTCGCAGAGGAGGCAAAGAAGATATTCATAGAACAATATCCTTCGGTGAGTGAAGCATTAGAATGGCAAGAATCTGCGGAATAAATTTATCACACAACGGATCTGTTGCTATTGTTGAAGACGGTGAAGTTGTTTTTTATTTGGAGGAAGAAAGACTTAGTAAGATCAAACGTGACCGGTCTGCTATTCAGGTAGTAAAAAAGTATCTGGACTCTAGTATTGACAAGGTTACTATTTGTGACTGCTACACCAGATATTATCCAGAGAAGTTTATTCTTCGACTCAAGCAGAAGAGTAACCTGACTAGAATTGTAAAGGATCTAGGCATCCCTATCGTAGATTATCGTAACAGGCATCATGAATGTCATGCTGCCAATGCTTTTTATAATTCTGGATTTGATGATGCTGTCTGCGTGGTGATGGATGGGAAAGGATCTGCTGTTGTCAAGAATGAACTAAACTTCTGTGAAGTTGAAAGTATTTTTGTTCACGATGACGATGGATTCATTCCTATCTTCAAACACTTCTCAACTTTTTGGAGTGAAGAAGAGTGTGCCAAACTAAAAGAACCATACTGGGATGGAAGTTACTTCTACAGTGACCGCACTAGTGTAGGTCAAGCGTACCGTAGGGTGTCACGTTTCTGTGGGTTTGATGAACGCGAGGCAGGGAAGACTATGGGTCTAGCACCATACTGCGAGACCAAACAGGAACCTAATCTATTCAACGTTGAATATGATCACAGTGTGTGTAGCAAGGAATTGTATGCAGAAGGACACACCACCAGGTATTCTGGTCCAGAGTGTACTAAAATAGAACTGGCACATCGGTTACAAATATCTGCTGAACAACATGCTATACGCATTATTCGCAAAGCAGTTATGATGACTGGAAAAACAAACGTTGTTGTTAGTGGAGGATTTTTTCTCAACTGTGTCGCTAACTATAAGATCATGAAAGAACTCGATATAAATCTATATGTCGATCCTCTTTCTTATGATGGAGGTCTCTCCATTGGTTCAGCATTACTAGAACATTATGAAGACACTTTATTTGGGACCCGTCTATACCCTGAACCATATCAAGGGGGATAAAGTAAAACTGCAAGATGTTGTAGACTTGCTGTTGAAACAACAACCTGTCGCAATTTATCAGGGCAGGTCTGAGGCAGGACCACGTGCACTTGGCAACAGATCATTGATCTATGATCCACGTGATCCTAATGCCAAAGCAAAGATCAATAGAATAAAAAAGCGAGAACAGTTCAGACCTTTCGCTGCTAGTGTGATGCTTGAGTATGCAAATGATTGGTTTGATATGGCAGGACTGAGGGAGTCTCCTCACATGATGTATGCCATGGACTGTTGGGATGACAAGCGGAGTCAGATACCAGGTGTGTTGCACGTAGATAATACCTGTCGTATTCAGACGGTAACTTCCAGACAGAATAAGAACTACTACGATTTGATCAATGCATTCTACGATCGTACAGGTGTGCCTATGGTATTCAATACCTCATTCAACTTGGCAGGTCAACCATTAGTTGAGTCTCCAGAGGATGCTATGGAAACCTTTCATGGATCAGAGATACCTCACCTGTATTTCCCTGAAGTTGGACGCCTGATTTCAAAATGAACTTTTTGTTTACCGAAAACCGGAAAAAAAACTCCGGCAAAAATTTGGTCATAGGGGTCAACCTATCTAACAATGGATCTATCTGTGCATTATATGAGGGCAAGGTAATATTTTACCTGGAAGCCGAAAGACTTACGCGAAAAAAATGGGATCATCGGGTCAAGACCCTGATCAAATACTTACCACAGGCAAGTCACATTGCATTAGCAGACTCTCACTGGGTGCGTGGCAATAAGAAGGTGGACAACATCAAAGACCTGATGAAGTTCAAGAAAGAATTCCCTGATGCAAAGATCCATGACTATAGAAAGCATCATCACCTGACTCATGCTGCTTGTGGATATTACAGTTCAGGTTTTGATGAAGCATCTTGTATTGTAGTTGATTCTAATGGTTCTAAGACTAGTGATGGACTTGAAATAGAATCTATATTTTCTGCACCTGATTTTACTACTACTCACAGGAGGATGTTTGGTCCAGGCAACATAGGTTGTGGTCGTCAGTTTGAGGAGACTGCTCTAATGTATGGGTGGGACCGTCGAGATGCTGGTAAAGTTATGGGTATGAGTGCATACAATAATGAACCTGCACTCAGCACTCAATTGCAGTGGGAGCAGAGATATGAAGAACTTTTAGAGATGCGAACATCTGATAATGTTGTAGTTGCTGGTGGATGTTTTCTAAACTGTGTCGCCAATTATAAAATGAAGAAGAAGTTCCCTCATATAAATCTATATGTGGAACCCATTGCTCATGATGGAGGCACCGCTATTGGAGCAGCATATCTAGCATACTATGAAACCACAACTTGACATCTTAGATGTAAGTGCTTCAATAGGATGTAACTTGCAATGTAAAGGTTGTAATCATTTCAGTAATTATTTTGCACCTAGTAGCAAATTAGATACTGATCAGTTACTCGAAGACATTGCTACAATACTTCCACGATTAGACGTAAATCGGATCTCTATTATTGGTGGAGAACCGTTGTTGAATCCACGTTGCAAAGAGATTCTCAATGCATGTACAACATACTCTAGTTCTCCTGTCTATCTCTATAGTAATGGTCTATTGCTCCTACAAAATGAAGCATGGATCAAAAAATGTTTAGAGAACCCACAGGTATATCTAAGAATTAGTATCCATGTTGATCTAGTTGAAGAGGTGATCAAAAAATTCAATCACCCTAAGGTGCTTGTTACTGAACACCACACGGGCAAGGATCGTTGGTTCAACTCAATCAAGAAGCATGATGGTAAGGTACATCCTTACGACCATGGTAAACCTGATAAGAGTTTCAAAGCATGTTCCTGTCCCAATGCTCAATTATACAATGGTAAGTTATGGAAGTGCCCTAATACAGCATTTCTAAAAGAACTATTGTATGTGACTGAACAATCTGATGATGAAGACTGGCAAGAGTATCTTGTCGATGGTCTAAAAGTTGACTGTACTGATGAGGAATTGACAAATTTCTGTAATAATAGTAAAATTGCAGAAAGCGTATGCAATATGTGTACTGCTAGACCACTCAAGTTCAGTGCTGCCCTGCAAGAAAAAACTCAAAGAAAGGCAATCAAAACCTAATGCCCGTATACCCTGTAAAAAATCTAGAAACTGGTGAGACTAAGGAGTTGACATTGACCGTTGCTAACTACGATCAATGGCGTAAAGACAATCCTGGTTGGGACAAAGACTGGTCCAAAGGTGTTGCTTCTGCCGTTAGTGGCACTGGTGATGTCTATAGTAGGACTGATGGCGGATGGAATGAAATTCTATCTAAAGTTGCACAAGTTCCTGGTTCTCAAGTCAAACCCCAAAAAATCACACACTCATAATGACTGCACGTCGCAAGAAGATCATGTCATCTGTAGGTGCTGGAATGACAGCGAAACAGATGCGAAGAAAGAAACCCATCAACTCAGAGGCGATGGTGCCTATTGAAGCAATCACTGACAATCAAAAAATTGTCTTTGATGCATACAATGAGGGTAAACATTTGTTTCTCTATGGGTGTGCTGGCACTGGCAAAACATTCATTACTCTTTATCTTGCTCTGCGTGAGGTATTAGATCCATTCACACCTTACAATAAGGTGGTGCTGGTTCGCTCACTAGTTTCTACACGTGAGATTGGTTTCCTACCAGGAGATCATGAAGATAAGTCTGCTCTTTACCAAATTCCTTATAAGAATATGGTAAAGTATATGTTTGAACTACCCACTGACAATGAATTTGAAATGCTTTGGGGAAACCTGAAGACTCAAGAGTCAGTTACTTTCTGGTCCACTAGTTTCATCCGAGGTACTACACTTGATGATTCTATTATTATTGTGGACGAATCTCAGAACTTGAACTTCCACGAACTTGATAGTATTATTACTAGGGTTGGTGAGAACTGTAAGATTATGTTCTGTGGTGACGTAGCACAAACTGATTTGGTCAAGACTAACGAGAAGAATGGGATCTTAGATTTCATGAAGATCGTTGAGCGTATGCCTGAATTCGTACTAACTGAATTTGGTATCGAAGACATCGTTCGTTCTGGACTGGTCAAGTCTTATCTCACTAATAAAATTGAACTTGGTATGTGATGTTTCAACATATAGAATGTGATCTTCCTGCACTTGCCAGGAAAAACATTGAAGGAATTAGATTCTACACAGTCAATGACAGACCGATGGTGTCCATCACCTCGGTCACTTCTCACTACAATAAAGAAGTCTTTGTCAAGTGGAGAAAGAGAGTTGGTGCAGCCGAAGCAAACCGCATCACTAAACGTGCTACTAGTCGGGGTACAAAAACTCATTCTTTGATCGAGACATTTCTCTTGAACAAAGAGGTTGAGTTCACAGAACCTGGTCCTAAGATGCTGTTTCAGCAGGCAAAACAGACCCTACAAAACATAAATAATATATACGCTCTAGAAAAGAGCTTGTATAGTGAAGAACTTGGGGTTGCTGGAACAGTAGACTGTATCGCTGAATACACTGGCGAGAACGGCGAACCTGAGTTAGCAATCATTGATTTCAAGACAGCAGAGAAACCCAAACCACGGGATTGGATTGAAAACTATTTCGTACAAGCGTCTGCTTATGCCTGTATGTTCTATGAACGTACTGGTATCCCTGTAAAAAAACTTGTCATCATTATGACATGTGCGAACGGGGAGGTGCAAGTGTACGAAGAGTATGATAAAATGACTTATATGAAACTACTCATCCAATACATTCAAAAATTTGTCGAAGAAAAAATCAATGAGTTCCAAAACTGAAATGCGATCTATTTTGAAGCAAAAGTTCCTGTGCCAGGACAAATTTACTAATGACATAGAAAACCTGGTGAAAAACAATGTTGAGATGAATTACATCGAAGCAATTTGTCATTACTGTGAGACCAATAACATTGAGATCGAATCAGTATCAAAACTCATCACCAAACCTTTGAAAGAAAAACTCAAAGGAAATGCAACACACCTAAATTATTTGAAGAGGACATCCAAAGCAAAGTTTTTTAGTATCTAATGCAACTCAAAGAGTGGACACTTGCTAAAATGTGTAAACATCTTTCGGAAGAAAGATTGTTGGAGGTTAGTAAAAGTGTTGACTATGTGAGAGACCAAAGAGGATTTTGGATTTCTAATTTCAAGCAGGTTACTCCGGAAGAGATAGCATCTCTAGAAGCGGAGAGACCTACCACAAGACTGCTGAGTATTCATGTTATCAACGGGTGCAATCTTGCCTGTCGTGCATGTAATCACAACAGCAGTCTTCTTGGTGTAAAGAGTGGTGTTGACATTGATGCATTGATAGATGACATCAAATCTTTTCTACCAAAAGTATATGTGTGGAGTCATATTAGTATCATTGGTGGCGAACCATTACTAGAACCACGCACCAGAGAGGTCGTAAAGGTCACCAGAGAGGTCTCAGAGGCAACTGGGCAGACCTGTAACATAAAACTGTTTAGTAACGGTTCACGTCTCTTACAGGAGAAGGAGTGGATCGTTGATGAAATGCTGAAAGGTGTGAACTTCCGAGTAACCTTTCATAAACCCTGGTATACGCAGCAAGGATCAGTAAACTGGGAAAACGCAGCGAAATTCATAAGATATTGTAAAGAACGTGGCGCTGACACAGAAAATCTGTTAGAATTTAGTGAGGCATTCCGTCTGCTTGATGGAAAACCTAGACAGTGGTTTGATATTGTCAAGTATGATATCAAAGATGACCAGATCAAATACTATCCCTTTGAGGAGGGAGATCCTGAGGAAAGTTTCACCCATTGTACGTGCCCAAACAGTCAACTGTATAACGGTCAACTTTGGAAGTGTCCCATGATCTCCTACCTGAGAGAGTCCCTTGATGCTACCAATCAAATGGATGATCCAGAATGGCAGAAGTATTTGTCTTACAAACCCACTAGCATACACTCATCCCAAGAAGAGATTCAACAATCTTTTGATGAGGTAACAAAACCACATTGGATATGTTCCATGTGTCCTCGCAATCCTGTATGGTTCACCGCAACCAAACAGTTGGATGCGAAATTGAAAAAAAATGTCGCTATGCATGATGAAGCAACCTATGACACCATTTGATACTTACAAAGAGTATCTGGCGTACAAAAATCATTTCTCAAAAGAGAAGTATGATTACTTTAGGTATGCTGGTAAGTCTAGAGCAAGTCTTGAGTCTTTTTACAAGAGAAAGGATAGGTACTTCTTTGAGAAGACCTCAAGAAAGTATAAAGATGAAGACATTAGGAACTTTTTTCTTTCTAACTTCATCAGCACTGACAACCCATCAGGTATGTGGATCGGTAACATCATCCGTGGTGGTGAAGGTATCTTCAAAGAATGGCAGCGTCGTCAACAAAGTTTGTTCTACAACTTCAAGGGTACGAACAAAACTATGATGGAGCAGTATGGTCTACAAGTATTCCTTGAACCATCAGATGGTCACCCACCATTGCTCAAAGAATATCTAGCAGGTAATCTAAGTATTGAAGATGTAGTTATCTACGAACAACTGTTTGGATACTGCAAAGATTATGATAAGAAATTAGATGATCCTGTGTGGCATATCATTGGTATGAAAATTCGCAAGTACCTTCCCTTCCTAAATATCGACAAGGAAAAATACAAAGATCAGGTAATCTCTGAACTAAATGAGCAATTTCTTTGAAAGCGAAAATGTAAGTCGTGAGATGACTGAAATCTACGAGTTGCAGAAAGAATTGTATGATGTCATACAAAAGTTTCCATACATGAGTCAAGATGCAAAGTGGGAACATATTGAGACATTGAAAGAACTATTAGAGAAGCAGCAGATAATGTGGACAAGGATGTCATTGTCTGATGATCCTGAAGCGATTGAAATGAAAGAAAAACTTGTTGAAGCGTCGAAAGAAATGGGATTTGGTAACGCTGATATGGGTACCATCTTTCGCAACATGCATAATGTCTTAGAGAAGATGCAAACTCAACTAAAAAAATGATCCGATATGGATCTACACTCAGAGTATCACGATGAATTTGACAGTGATTGGTACGCCACTTTTGCGATGCCTATCGAAGAAATTCGATTACTACATGATCATGTCTGTTACGCGATAAAGACTTGGCCTGGATCACCTGCTCGTCCACCAGAGGAGCAGGAGTTTTTGCTTTCTCTCAAAATAAGACTGTCTGCAATGCTGATGCAATACAACTTTGACATGTTGGATCTGGAGTGATAGAATGCATTTGTATCATGTATTCTCCATCCCAATGCCCAAGAGATTCAACGAACTGAGCAACGTAAAGACACGTCCAGATCTTGTTCCTCAAACAACTACCGAGACACCTAAACCTAGTGGTCTACTGAACAATAAGCATCTTGCATTTGATGCTAACGGCAAAGTGGTCAACCCACGTGAAATGAAAGTGGATCAAGATCGTAAGCGTATGACTGCGATCGCTGCCACTGGATTGATGTTTGTTGTCTTTGGTCAGTTCTACCTGGGATCTGCTATCAACAGTATGTCTAGAAGCATTGACCGTCTTGCTGACACCTCCTTGACAACGGATAAATAAACTGCTATATTATGCAAGCGGTGACAATCCAAACAATCCACCGAATATAAAAAATCTTATGTCTTTCGCAGACCTCAAGAAACAATCTAAACTTGGCAGTTTGACTTCCAAACTGACCAAAGAGATTGAAAAAATGAATACTACTGGTTCCAATAATGCTGATGACCGTCTTTGGAAACTGGAAGTTGATAAAGCAGGCAACGGTTATGCTGTAATCCGTTTCCTCCCTGCACCTAATGGAGAAGAACTTCCTTGGGCAAAGGTGTGGTCCCATGCTTTCCAAGGTCCTGGAGGTTGGTACATTGAGAACTCTCTGACTACCATGGGCAAGAAAGATCCTGTCTCTGAATACAATCGACTGCTGTGGAACAGTGGCACTGACTCAGACAAGGATCTTGCTCGTAAGCAGAAGCGTAAACTCAGTTACACTTCTAACATCTACGTTGTAAAGGACCCTGCTAATCCTCACAACGAAGGCAAAGTCTTCCTATACAAGTTCGGTAAGAAGATCTTTGACAAACTTTCTGCTGCTATGCAACCTGAGTTTGAGGACGAAGAAGCAATTGATCCCTTTGACTTCTGGGGTGGTGCTCACTTCAAACTGAAAGCAAAGAACGTTGCAGGTTATCGTAACTACGATTCCTCTGAGTTTGCTGCACCTTCTCCTCTTCTAGATGACGATGATGCATTGGAAGCACTGTGGAAAAAGCAATATTCTCTGCAAGAGTTTACTAATGCAGATCAGTTCAAGCCTTATGAAGAACTTGAAACTCGTCTTCACGCAGTTCTGAACAATGCACGTCCTCCACGTGTGAATCCAGAAACTTTTGATGAGGAGCAGGAGATTACTACAAGTAAGAATCCTGAACCAGAGTTGAAAGCAAAAGTAGCCGATGTACAATCTTCGACTACAGATGATAGTGATGATGCTCTATCATATTTCCAACGTCTTGCTGATGCTTGATGCAAACATTCAGTTTTACTGAATTGATTGGAGTCTGGGAAGGGGATAAACTCCCCATCCTGGACTTTTCTCTTAGAGAAATCTATCAGATACGGGATGATGATCCTGAAACTGATGGGTTTTCTAATGTGGATGGATGGCAGAAACTGATGAACAATAAAGACACACTCCAGCATTTGAAGTTGTTGATTCATCAGAAAGCGTTAGAGTATTGTAATTTGCATGAAAAAGTAAATGATTTGGAGTACACTTCTTTCTTTGCAAATATCAACGGTCATGGTGCGTCAAACTGCATGCATCATCATAATTATGGAGAAATCAGCGGGGTTTTTTGGTTGAAAGCACCTAGGAAGTCGGGAGATTTGATTATTATGAACCCATACCCTCAACAGCATTGGAATACATCACTGAAACCCAAGACTGATAGAAATGCTCTTGTATTGACTCCTAAGGCAAACCACGGGGTATTTTTCAACAGTAACCTAGTTCATTACGTGGACGTAAATAGATCTGATAATGACCGGGTATCTGTAGGATTTCATCTTCATATTGTGAACTGAAATCAACTTTTTATTTACAGAAAGGGGCAAAAAAACCTCCAGTCATTTTTTGCCTCTATAGATTTTTATGGCATACAAAAACATTATCATTATTGAAAAAAATATTGATGTAAAACCGTTTTTGGACGAAATAAATCCAGAACATTGGGATTGGGTTTCAAAGCAAACTACAACAAAAATTGGTGGTGACAAAAACCCATATGGGTTCTTACCTCTTGTTTGGGCACAAGTTATGAGAGGCGAGGATCCTCATGACGCCATGGGACAAGCAAAAACTCCATTATATGACTTATATCCAAAAGTGCAAGAATTTTGGGAAAAGCACAATATTACTAAAACAGGCAGAGCAGCATTTTTTCGATTATTGCCTGGAGGCACTGTAAGTGAGCATATTGACAGAGGAGAGTATTATAAGAAAAAGGATAGATATCATTTATCTTTACAAGGGACTTATTTGTATAGAGTCGGTGATGAGCAAATGTTAGTGCCACCAGGAACTTTCTTCTGGTTTCATAATAAATTACCCCACGCTGCAAAGAACGTAGGGCCTGTTGATAGGTATTCTTTAGTTTGGGATGTTCCTCATAGTCCCAACAATCCTCAACACTTAGCGAGGACTTGCAATACGTAAATTATCGCCTTTTTTGAGTTTACGGTTGATAAATTGACTAGAATCAGTATATGTCAAAATTGCTCGCATGTCATCTTTGATAATATTGATATACTGTGGAAGAAGAGCAAAAATTTCACGTTTTTTGTCATTTCTCTTTTCTTCATACTCTAAGTTTGAAATAGACACACATCCAGTTTCTGTGTAATTTAGACCATTCTCAGAGTAAGTAAAAGTATGATTTGCATCACAACTTATACCAGCAGTTTGAATTATGATGTTTTCGGAGTTTCTGCGTTCAATAGTTTCATAGTGGTGAATATTGCTTAGATTTTCTGGACCACCATACTTATTGTCAAGGTATCGTTTGAAATCATACCCATTCATAGGCCACTCATCCCTAACATTGATAATGTTATTGGATAAAAGAACAATCCAATCAAGAGTAGGATCTCCATATAATGTTTTTGCTACGTTATCTGGGCGATCATCTCCTATAACAACAAATTTTCTAAATGATGTAAGACTTCCATAGATATCATCACGAATTTTACCTCGTTTGAAGATATTTGTTGTTTCAACATAGTCAAAACTAGATGACCTGTTATCTGAGAATGAAGGTAGTAAAACCTTTGGAAAATTTGTAAAATAAGGCATTAGAATCCGATGTCCTCCTCATTGATTTTATTCTCGCCCATAAGAGGACCTTTTATTTCGCCATTATTACCTGCTGAGACAGCAGCATCAACAGCACCAAACAGTTTTTTGCTTCCGTCTGGTCCATCTCCAGTGTAATCTTCGCGGAACAGAGGAGTCAATTCAGTAAATGATAAGATCATTTGAGATCTTACCGGTGATGAACCTGCAAGTTGATCATGATATGATTGATAAACACCTTGATCAGTAAAATTGATTGCACATTGAGTCAATGCACATATTTTATGAATAGGAAGACCTCTAATTCTAGTTGCCCCATTGAAGTAAGAAATCCTAAAAACATCTGGAGATCCTAAGAAGAGGGTATCCTCAACACCACTCTCACCTGCTGTGGATGCTTGGGGTAACATACCTTCTCTAAAGAATCGTTGAATTTTTCTAGACTCACTTGCATCTTGTTCGCTGTTAGGTGCAAAATCAAATCGGAAAGCAAAATTCCTCAATTTAGGACCAGAGAATAGTAGTTCTAAATTAGGGTTCAATGTTTGACCAGTTTCTCTAGTAATAAACTGTGCTGGATCAACGTTGATACCTACTTTGGAAAGAGCAAATTTAGCGATAGCAGCAGAGAGTGCTGTTTGGGCATTTCCGCCTGACGTTGCTGCTTTTGATATAGCACTAAGAGCACCGAAACCTCCTGTTACTGCTTCTATCATCATTTGTAGTCCACTTCCCCCTGCCGCAGCAATTTTCTCGTTTGCTTGAAAGAAAGTTGCTGCTTCAAGAGGGTTGGCAGTAGCACCGCCCCAATCAACACCATTACTAACATTCAAATCATTTGGAATTGGTAGTTTGACAAGACCAATAAATTTTTTCAAATTGGTGCCTCTTTTCATACCTCCATTTATGACAGCGTTTATGTTATTCTTCGTTGTGTCTGCTTGAGGGGGTTTATATTCAAATCTTTCAATTCTAATATAATCATTACCTGGTGTTATACCATCTTCTGAACTACTGCTGTATAGAGCATCTACTGGGTATGAAAGATTTACAATTTTATCAGTTTTGCTTTCGATTACCACAGTATCATCGGCATCTTCCAGTTCTACTGCTAACAGTCCCGATGCTGTCTTCGCATTCGGACTGACGGGAGCACCATTTGCCAGTAAGTTGGGGAATTGAGCCAAAAGTGCCGCATTATATTGATGACCGGGGAGATTTCCTGCAAATCTCTTTAGATTGTCTATAGGTCTCCCTGAGGCATCTAATTGTAGTAAGTTTCCTTTACCAATCCTATCTAACGCTGCTTTTAGTTCAGGTATTCTACGACTCTTATCTGCTTCCTCTGCCATGCTGTCAATTGCTTTGATATATCCCAGTGATACCTCAGCAGTTTTTAGAAGAGATTTGAATTCTGCTGAATCTTTTCCTAAATTTTGATACCCTGATGGTATAAGATTCCCCATAGAGTCTTTTTGAATCCTCTGCATAGACAATATAGATCCAAAATCAGGATGCGCTGAATCTGCATTGACTAGTATTTTGGTTTCTTTGCCGTTTTGTACTGGCAGTCCTCCTTTATTGTTAGACACCATGCATTGTCTTGGAGAAAAGCACGTAGGTACTTGCTTTGGAGCGTTACTGGAAGGATTTGTTACTGGGTTAGATGATGGCATAGTTTAGTCCTTATAAAATCCTTTCCGATATACCTTAGATGGACTAATATCAATTTCAATAGCGCCGAGGTCTCTGACAAATTGCTCTGAATCAAGTGCTACTGCTTTGTCCCACTCTTCCATTGAAATTTGTAAAAATGGACTATTTACATATGATTTTAGGTATTTATGATAACCTCGCAAACGTGTAAAATCACTGCCTGAATCGATATATTGTATCAATGCTCTTCGATTTGCTGGGAGGTGATAATGTAGGTTGATTCCATAGAATATGTTTTTACCTTCTCTTGCTACCACATAACATAGGGGATTCCTATCGTAGTATGGTAATTTTAGGGCAGTTTTTGCTGTATAGTGGAATAATGAAATAGATCCTGGAGCAGGTTCACCTACCAATGTAGATTTTGGAAATTCATCTCTATATTCCAAGTTCTTTCTCCGTCATTACTTGAAATTCCCACTTTCGATCAGAACAAAACTCTTCTGCTGCTTTCCATTTTGCTAAATTTTTAGCATATTCTAGAGATTCGTAAATATGTTTTCTAGTCCTCTTTTTTGTAGTTGGAGGAGCACACTGTTTGGCAGGTTTTACTTCAATAACCTTCTCTACTACTTGACCATGTACATTCTTGTATTTGATGTAGAAGTCAGGAAAGTATCTACGAACTTTTCTTGTAGTTGGATCATAATATGGAATATGAAATTCTTCAGATGCCCATTGTAGTATTGATTCTTTCCGGTCACAATATACCATAAACTTACGCTCCCACAATGAGCGATAGATTATGTTTCTAGAGTCCCCTTTGTATTTTTTGGGGTTTGATGGTCTATAGCGACCTTGATAGGACATACATAGTATAGCGACCATAGTGTATTTAGATAGGGATGGCCAAACCCAACGCCTTTGAAAGAGCAAACATAAGCACGGACAAACTTTATGATGGCAGTTCTCAAAATGGAGCGTTGAATCCTGCTTTCAATAACCAATACGATGTTTCTATCAATTTTGGAGATGCTGAAGGTGGAAATTTGTTGAATTACATCAAAAAATATGATAAGAATGGACGAGGTGAACCTGGTCAATTCCTATCGTTATTTTGTTCTGAGGCACTGCTACCTGGATCTCAAATTCAAACTTCTAAAGTTGATGGACTCCGCCAAGGATTGTCTCAGGATTATGCAATATATCGTAGATATCCAGATATCAACTTGACTTGGTATTCAACGCAAGATTATTTTACTAATGATATTTTCAATGCTTGGATGGAGTTTATCTCTCCTTTAGATATTGGTTCATTTGGAAAACGTAAAGCAGATAGGGAGACTCGAAAAAACTCAAAAAATGCTGGTCGTAGACTGCAATACCCAAATAGTTATAAGTGTGGTATGCAAATTACTGCATTATCTAGAGATGGTGGTAGTAATTTTATTACTTATCATATTGAAAGAGCATTTCCAACCAGTATTATCGCTGCTCCTCTTGCATATGGTAAGGCAGAACTAATCAAGACTACAGTATCATTCAAATACGAAAATTACTTTACTGAAAGGAGTGGGGTTGGAACTGTAAAAGATACTGCTATTATACTGTCAGAGAAAGAAAGACAAGCAGCAACAGAAGCAGCAGCAAAAGCGGAAAGGGAAGCTAATCAAGACTTTGCTGATGATACTGGCAAAACTCTTGCAGAGGCAGCAATTCTTAGAGGTGGAGGATCTCTTCCAGAAGTAGTTATTGATGGGGGTACTGGCAATAGGAGTGGTAACACACTATCTAACAGCACCACTGCGTGACCCCTTCTAAATAAAGTTACTGAATTGAATAATTATGCCATTACCTAAGGTCGTAGCACCTATTTTTGAAGTTACTTTACTTTCTACTGGCAAACCTGTAAAATATCGCCCTTTCCTTGTCAAAGAAGAAAAGGCACTTTTGATTGCTTTAGAAAGTGGTAATCAGAAAGACATTATTTCTACAGTAAAAGAAGTTTTGAAAGCATGCGTGACTTCACGTATCAAAATTGAAACTTTACCTAGTTTTGATCTCGAATATTTGTTTTTGAATATCCGTGGCAAATCTGTTGGTGAGACTGTTGATCTATTGATTACTTGTGATGATGACCCTGAAACTCAGGTTCCTTTGAAAATTCATATGTCAGACATTGGTCTTGATGTTCCAGACAACCATAAAGATAAAATTGATCTTGGTGGTGGGATTGGGATTCAACTAAAGTATCCTTCTATGAATGAGTTTCTGGAACAAAACTTTAGCGTTGATGTCAAAGAAAAGGTAAAACTTGATGATGCTTTCAAGGCAGTTGCAAAATGTGTAGAAACTATCTACACCGAAGATGAGGCATGGACATCATCTGATTGTACCCAAACTGAAATTATCAAGTTTATTGAACAACTAAGTTCTCAACAGTTCAAAAAAATTGAAGAGTTCTTTGAAACAATGCCTTGTTTGAAATATGAGGGTAGTGTCGAAAATCCTAACACAGGAGTAGAAACGGCAGTTGTCATTGAAGGTATGGCAAATTTTTTCGGATAATGATGTACCATACGACTATTGATGCCCATATGGAAGTCAACTTCGCATTATTGCAGCATCATCATTGGTCGTTGAGTGATATTGAGAATCTTATACCATGGGAACGAGAGGTATATATAAAATACCTATCGAATATGTTGGATAAACAAAAGTTAGAGATGCAAAACGCTAATGGATAGCAACACTGTCACAGCAGTAACACCATTACTTGCTCCTGTAAGGAGTGAGGTAAATCGTGCACAAAATACTGCGGACGAAGTTGCTGAAAACCAGGGTAAGGTAACTAGAAGACTTGGCAGTATTCTCCTTGATATGGAGAGAATGGATGCCAGCATGAAGGTTATCCGTAAAGAGATCCAGAAAGATATTAGGACAAGACAAAGGGAACTGAATAGAGAATCTAAGATAATTCAAAAAGACCAAAAAAATTTAGAACTACTGAAAACTAGTTTCTTTGGTATTAGAGAATTTGTTGGAAAAGTAGCATTTGTTTCTGCAATTGGTAACCTTCTCAGAGGTGACTTTGGCAATGCTACTGTTGATGCTGGCACTGCCGCACTCGCTTACCTACCAGAAATAGCAGGAGGAGTTGCCAGTATACTTGGCATCAAAGCTATTGCTGGAAGTAGAGGAGGAAGGACACCTCAAGGGGGCGTAAGACCAGCAGGAGGACTTCCTGGTAGAGGTAACATGGGTAGAGGACGTGCTGGTGGTATCATGGCGCTACTTGCTTTAGGAGCAATGGCGCTTGGTGGAATGAGCGGAGGGCAACAATCAGGCGATCAAAAACGTGGTCAACTTTTGCAACAAGAAGTTGCATCTGGAAATATCATCAATCGAGATGACGTTGAAAGATTTGGGAGTATATCTAGAAGATTTAGTAGAGCGTTAGATCGTTTTGTTGGATTGACGTTGGGAAAAGATAAAGAGGATGAATCTTCCAAAGAATCCGACGGTGATAAAGACGGGGACAAGGATAAAGGAAGAGATCCTTATCAGGATCCGGGAGGAACCAGAGTAACTGATGATGCTGATCAAAGCAAAGCGTTCCCGTCTGGAATGGTTACTGGACCTGAGGCAAATATTGGTATGACACCTACTGCTGATGGTAGGAATTCATATCATGTGGATACGAAATTCAATAAAGATCTTCCGATGGAAGATGTTGTCAATATGATGGATCAACTTGCTAGAGGTTATGAAGAGCAAGGTAGAACAATGGAGTTTTCAAATACTGCGGTAGCAGATAGAAGGTATAGTACTGATATGACTTATGCTGAGAAAGTAAAACTCATGGAAGATGCTTTTGCTGCACATTCTCATAGTTCGTCCGGTCAGTTCAATAGTATTGATTACTATATCAATAAAGAGAACGAGACTCGTAGTGGTCAAAGTGCTGAAAATGCTGAAATATTATTGCCAACTTTGGGTGGAAGTAGTATACGATATGGAGAATCTCCTGGATACGGTGCATTTGCTAATACTGTAGATGCTAATGGTAAGATACTTACTAAAACTGGACATGGAGATGATAAAAAGTTTGAGATGCCATTGGGCGGTCTTGTTATAGATATTGATCCTACAGAAATACAAGACCCTTTGACACAGGATACGCCGTCCATCAATCCTGCGTCTTCAGAAACACCTCGTTCGCAGCAAGTCGATCCTCTGCCGCCAAATTATCAACCTGCTAAAATTGAGACTCCACAAAACATAGAACCACCTAAAGAAGAATCCGGAGATCAAGCATCATTGCCATTAGATCTTCCAAATATAGGAGGAGGACAGGAATCTACTCCTGCACCACAACCTATTGCGGGTGCTAGTCCTCCTCCAAGTAATACTGATGTTAGGGTGGAAGCAATTGCTTTCAGTGGTACTGGCAATGCCATTGCTAATTTGAGTTTGTTGTCTAACTACAATTCTCCATCTTTGATAGCAACATAATATGAAGAACTTTGCAGCAGTAACTCAGTTAGTAATTAGACGCAATCGTCTTATTACTGAAGGCGAAAATAGAAATCTTAGAGCAAGAGAAAAACTTTCTAAACAAAGAGAAAGTGCTTACTCAAGTTTCAAAGCAGAGTTAGCAAGAGAAAAAGAAAAAACTAATAATCCTTTTACTGGTGGGGGATTATTAGGTGCCCTTGGTACTGGTGCTATAGGTACTGGTCTTCTCAATAAAATTAGGGGTGGTCGTGGTGGTCCTGGTGTTCGTCCCGGTCGCGGTGGTCGTCCTGGTCCTGGTGGTGGTAGAGTAAAACCTGGGAATAAGATTGTTCCTGGACCTAGAGCTAAAATTCCTGGTGGGGGAGGGTTGCGTGGTGGTCTGCGAATGGGAAGATTCAACGCTGTTGCCACTACAGCATTGACTGGTGTTGATTATGGAATGAGACTGTCAGAGGGTCAGACACAAACACAGGCAGTTAGTGGTGCACTTAGCACAACAGCAGGTGGTTTGGCAGGTATGGCTGCTGGTGCCAAAGGTGGTGCTTTACTTGGTGGATCTATTGGTGCATTTTTTGGTGGAGTGGGTGCTGTTCCTGGTGCTGCTATTGGTGGTGCTCTAGGTGGTTTGATAGGAAGTTTTACTGGTGCAAATTTAGGTGCTGGTATTTCTGATAAACTTACTGGTGTTGGGCAAAGTGCAGACTTACGTAGACAACTAGAAATTCAGAAAAGTAAATTATCTGAGACCACTAAAATGCGGGGGTCGAATGATGATTATGATGAAGCAGTTACTAAGTTAGAAAGTCTGGTTATTGGAGGAGAAGATGGAAGTGGTGGTGGTATCCCAAACTTCCTAAATGCTGATGACGAGGGAGATCCTCCACCTACTGGTTTAGGTAGAGGAGGAACAAATGGACCAAACGCACCTTCTTTTCAAGAACAATTAGATAAAATAAAAAGAAAAGCAATTCCGGCAGAAGTTGGTGATTTTGTTCCTGATCTGAGAGCAAAATTTGATGAAAGTGGGGGGCAGCGTCAAGCAGTAGATACTCCTTACGGTCGATTGATTATGTCTCCACGTACTGGAATATTTGATCCCAATAAGAGTATTCCTAAAATGCGGTTTATCTCTAATGAGGAAACTGCACTTCGTAGGGAGTATACACAAAGAACACTTGATAATCCTCTTATAGGAGGGTTTCTTGTTGGACAAGACCTACTCAATAATATACCTATTGCTAAAATTGGTGGAGGACGTGTGCGAGGTCCTGTGCAAACTAAACAACCTCCGAAACTTACTGCTCCTCCGAGAACTTCCCCGAGAACTGTTCCTCCTGTAACTTCTAGAACACCTGCTGGTCAGAGTATTTACGATAGAATTTTTGGACCAGGACGAAGAATACCAAAGGTAATGTCTCCAGAAAAACCTCCGAAGACTGCACCTGCACCTACTGGAGAACAAATCCTTATGGATAGACTCCAATCTACGCCACAACAATCTTCCAAATTTAGTAATTTCTTCCAATATTTGAAGGGTAGAAATCAAGCGAAGCAAGATGCTAAGGCAGATATGACAAACCAGAGTTTTCTAGATAACATTACAAAACCAACTCAGAAAAACTTTGTACGAGACAGAACCCAAGCTGCTCAACAAAGTGGAAGTGGATTGGCAGAGTTCTTCTCTAATTTCAAAAACCCGCTTCCTAAAGTTGGTAAGGGTAGTGGTATTGATTTGAATGGGTTAGCACCATTATTCCTGCTGCCACTTTTAGATATTGCAAAACCACAAGAACAAATGAGTCAGGCAACCCCAAAACAACCAAAGGAAGAACCTTCTGGCAGCGTTATGCCTGGGGGTAATAATAAATATGGCATAGATGTCTTTTCCTATCTGGATATTATCAAGTAATGAAGAATAGGAATAACCGTTGGACTAAAGACTTCACTGTTCAAAAACTCAATGTTGTTACAGATGAAGGATCTAGGTCTCTTCAATCTTTAGTAGGACAATCACTATCAATTAGATATGAAGAGAGTGCAGGTAACACACTAACAGTGTCTTTTGTGTTTTCTGATGCAGTGGGATTCCGTGCTGCAACACCTCTTCGTAGTGGTCAAGCAGTAGAACTTGTTATTGATCACCCTAGTATTGATGAACCATTTGAGTTTAGTCAAAGTAAAAATAATGAACTAATAATTAGCAATATAATCTCGGCATTCTCTGATGCAAAGAGAGAAATATTTGGTTTTGAATGTATTACTCAAACTACTATGAGTAATCAAACAACACGTGTCATCAAGAAATACAAGGGTAAGATCTCTGACAGTGTTGAGAAAATTTTCAAAGAAGTTTTAGAAGTAGAAAGTGATAGAATTGATATTGTAGATGATAGTTCAAATACCTATGATTTCATGGGTAATTACATGAGACCTCTTGATTGTATTAGTAGGTTGTCTGCAAAGACCGTTGGAGACATTGAAGGTAAAAACTCTCCTGATAAAGGTAGTGCTGGTTATTTCTTGACCGAAACTGAACGTAGTGGGTATCGATTTTTCTCAGTTGACAAAGCACTAAAGAGAGAAGTAGAAGAAAATTATGTAAAAAAATCTGCCAAGTCTGCTACTGAAGTAAATAATTTTTCTTTGGTTGGGACACCAGAGTTTGTGGCAAGTCATGATATCATCAAAAAACTCATGGAGGGACAATACAAATCAGCAAATTGGTACTATAATATCATTGACCGTACTCCACACTTTGTAGAATATAGTTACAAAGACAGTAAACTACCCAGTGCAAATGAAGATCAGTTTATTCCTAACGGAATTGACGAGAAATTTTCTAGAATATATACAACTGCACTAGACGTGGGGGCAATGTCAGACAATACTGACTTGAAAACTATAGCAGAAACTGTTGCTTGGAGACAAGCACATGCATCTGCTAGGTATCAGTCATTGATGTCTGAATTTGTAAAGGTCACAATTCCTTTGAACCTTAGTATTCAAGTTGGAAGTATGTTGAACTTCAAATTTCCAAACCTAAATACTGAGAAGAATAAGGAAGGTGTAAACCCGTCCTCCGGTAACTATATGGTTTTCTCACTTGCACATGAGATGGGTAATCCAAAAGGTGCTTTTACTGGACTTTACATTGTTCGAGATTCCTTCACATTCTATTCTAATGACTAGCGAAAACGTATTTATTGATAAGGAGTTCTAAACCATGTCACAACCACGACAGAAAGATCCGTCCGATCCACTTTATGATGCAAATGATAAGTGGAATGAATACAAGGTAGATCTACATTGTAATGAGACACACTCAGATGATGAGTGGGATCCAAATACAGAAGGTAAGATTGCTGATCCAAGGAATCGTCACCAAGATAAAGTTCTAGATGAGTTCTGTGACAATCACCCTGGTTCACCTATGTGTAAAGTATTTGATGACTAATGCTTGAGAATAAACTGGTTGAATCCAAAAGACTTGGACGTGACGGTTTTCATTGGTTCATTGGGCAGGTAACTACAGACCCTGCTTGGCGATCTTTCCCCGGTGATAAACAGTCCAGAAAATTTGGATACCGCGCTAAAGTAAGGATCCTTGGGAAACATCCTGCCTCAGATGAGGTGAAGGATGAAGAACTTCCATGGGCACATCTTCTTGTTCCTCCTACTCAAGGTGCGGGTGTAAATTATGCCGGTGTAAGTAACAGTCTTCAAGGTGGAGAAACTGTTTTTGGGTTTTTCCTTGATGGGGAGGATGCTCAGCAACCTGTGATTATGGGTGCTTTGTATCAGCATTCTTTCATCAAGAGTTCTCAGGACTGGGATGATGTTCTCAGTAAAGGAACTTCTGGATTCTCACCAATTACAGTTGATCCATCACTTAGAACGGGTGGATCCGAATCTGAATTAGGAGCGACAGTTCGAGCTACTGGATCTGGAGAACCAAATCCAAATGGAGGACTTCCTACTAATGATGAAGACACTCCTATAAAAAACACTGATCCTGATGATACGGAAGCAGAAGAACCAGTAGGTGAAAGTGTTGGTAGATATATTGCTGATAAACCGGTTGAAATTCGCAGACCGGTAAAGTGTGACGTTCCAAAGTCTGCCATGGGCGATGTCGCAAAGGCATTGCAGACTTTTGTTACTACCATGGAAGGGTTGGAGCAAACCGCGAACGGGTGGATTGATAAGAACCTGAACAAACCCTTCAATATAGACAATCTGATTGATGATACATCTCTCAGAATGGCAGGTGATTTCTCTGGACTTGTCCGTAGAGCACGTGCAGATTTATTCAAAGATATTGATGAGAAAGTAGGTGACGTTCTATCTTTCTTGGAACCTGATAACCTAATCAAGAAACTAGAACTAAAGAAGCAGAAAGATGTTATCTATTGCTTGATGGAGAATGTCATCAACGGTCTGAAAGACATGATTGGTGAATTCATGAAAGGATTGTTGGGTAATATTATCAACGTACCATTGTGTGCTGCTGAGCAGTTGATTGGTGCATTGATGACTCAGATTACTGATAAAATTCAAGGTCTTATTGGACCTGCAATGGCTGCATTATCAGGTCTGATGGGTGGGATTTCTTTCCCTGATTTTGGCGGCATCATGAACAAGGCAACCGGTGCAGCACAAACTGCTCTGAAACTGCTCTCCTGCGAAGGTTCTAACTGTGAACCTCAACCTTTTGATTTCAATATCAATATTGGACCGGAAGCGAAGAAGATTCTTGACTTTGATAGAACTAAAGCAATTAGTGGTCTCTTATCAAACATTGGTATTGATGGTATTGGAGATATTGCTTCTGGTCCAACGAATTTACTGAAAGATGCGTTCCCATTCTTAGGAGATCTTGGTAAAGCTGCGACTACGTTCAATACATTGAAAGGTACTGCCGAACAACTGGCATCACTTGGTGGTAGCACTGCTGATATTATTGGTGGGGTATCAAGTGTTGTAGATGGTATTACTGAAGTTACTGGCAATTGTAAAACTAATATCTTAGAATGTGGACCACCGAGTATCGAGTTCTTTGGTGGTGGTGGACTTGGTGCAATTGCTAAAGCAGTTGTCAGTTCTACTGGTAAGGTGATTGGTGCTTCAATGGAGGACTTCGGTCTTTCTTATGATAAAGCACCTGCTGTTAGTATTATTGACAAGTGTAATAATGGTAAAGGAGCAACTGGTGTCGCTATCATGGATGGCAACAAAGTTGTCAATGTTTTGATTACTAATCCTGGTAATGGTTATCTTCCTGGCGGAACCTTGGATGTATCTGAAGAGGTTGCTAATGAATCTGAAGGTAACCAAGTAATTGGTGAAGTTGATGGCATTCAAGTCATCAATACTGGAAATAATTATCAGGAAGGTGATCTTATTGAAACTTCCAATGGTGGTATATTGACACCAATCTTAGAAAATGGTAGAATTGTTGGTGCTACAGGTAGAGTTGATCTTGGATTGTCTGAACTTCCTTCACTAAAAATCAAATCAAAAACTGGTTTCGGTGCATTTATCAAACCAATCACTAAGTTCACACCTTACAAAGAGTACAAAGATCCTATCATTCCTACCGCAAAAATTATTACTGTTATTGATTGTCCTAAAGGGTACTAATGTCAAAAATCCCACCATATATTGTCAATCATCCTGAAGATGGTTCACTCCGAATCGGTAAGGAAGAGGAGGGTAAAGCAGTTCGCCGATCTCAAGTTGCGCTTGTTTCTGGATCTGCGGCATCTTTACGAATCTTTGAAGATGGTGGATGGGAACTCCGTGCCACTGAAAATGATAAGGGTTCTAACCTTATCCAAAAAGGTGCAGGTCCGATCAATATCAAGTCTGAAGGGGATATCAATATTGATTGTAAGGGAACCTTCAATGTGATGGCAAAAGACATCATTATGAAGGCAACTGACCCTACTGAGGGTGACATCTACTTACATGCAGAACATGATGTTCACTTTGAGGCAAAGAATTTTGCTAAGATGATAGGACATAACGTAACTATAAATGCTTCTGATAAGTTATTGTCTAATTCAAAAGGATTCAATATCATTATCGGTGACATGGTTCGCATTCATGAACCACAATCTAAACTCATTCCGCCCGCCTTGGGCGATTACATCAACTCTCTTGTAGAATAATGGCAGGAATTAGGGACATTGAGACTGGTAAAGTCTACATTGGTAGAGAACAACCAGCAAAACTGGACACCGCTAAAGAGACTGTAGATGGGGACAAACCTTTCAATGGCACATTAGTTGCTACAGGACCTGTTATTGCAGGAAAGCATAGTGGATTTGCCAAGGCAACTGTCAATATTGGTACAGACATTGATGAATTCAAGTCTGGTGTCAAAGGCAGGGCATTGCAAGTTGATGGTGATGTTGAAGTCATTGGTGAAGAGGCAGAAAATGCTATCTACATTGATGGTGACGTATATGTTACAGGTAAAGTTGACTGCTTGAATAAAGGCAGACTTGCTAGTAGATTTGCTACAGCAGATGCTCTGGGTAAGTCATTCGATATCCAGCACCCTACAAAGGAAGGACATCGACTGCGCTATGCATGTATTGAGGGACCGGAAGTCGCTGTGTATCACCGTGGCAGACTCACTGGAGAGACTGAAATTGTGCTACCTGAATACTGGGTAAACCTGGTGTATGAGGACAGCATCACTGTGTCTGTCACTCCTATTGGAGCACACCAGGACATCATTGTCAAGGAGTTTGACAACACTAAGATTGTATTAGAGTCTGTAAGTGCAGACATCGATTGCTTCTACCATGTGTATGGTGAAAGAAAGGATATCAACCCCTTGATTATTGATTATGAAGGCAAGACTTGGGAAGACTATCCTGATCCAAACGTCTTCATGGCACCAGATGATGAAGACCGTAATATTCTAGACGAAAGATATAGGGGTCCTCGCAACACTATTACTAAGTAATTGTGCTATAATACATAGTATATGGAGTTTTTATTATGAATACAGTTGAATTTCGCGGTACCGTAACCGTTGACGGGATTATTGAACTTCCTGAAACCTGGGCAAACAAGATTGACGTTGATACTATTCACGTTCAACTAACTCCCAAAACCGTTTTCCAGGAACTGTTTGTATACCAAATGCCTTATGGAAAGTCTGTTGTAATCCGTAACGGTGGGGGCGGTGTCATAAACGCTTTCTTCACTGTCACAGCGGAGTTGTCTTCAGACGCTCAGTAGGGTATAATAGTTTCAACCGCAACCTACACATGACCGTCGCCGCTTGGGAAAACGACCAGTACGTTACCAAAGTTGAGATCAACATCCCTGGACGCTACTTCGCCATCCATGGTTCTGATGGTGGACTGCAAGAACTTGAATGCAATACTGTAGATGAGTTTATGAGCGTCTGGACGGTCACCAACACTGCACTCCAATTCGATGAGGACATTGAATTAGTTTATTCCTAATGCCAGAAAAAGAAGTAGAAGATCCTAAACCCAAGGAATCACCTGATGAGGACACTGATATTTGGGATCTTCTTTATAGAAAACAAAATAATGACGCTCCCTAAATAGTCTGAAGGAATGGTGTCAGGACTAATAGGTAATGCCTCTAAGTAGACTTGAAAATTTCCTGAAGAACATTCAGGGTAATGTTATCTATGTCAATCCAGAGGAACTGGATGCAACAGATGACGTAAGTAATAAGGGTAACTCAAGAACTCGTCCCTTCAGGACAATTCAAAGAGCATTACTTGAATCTGCCAGATTCTCCTATCAATTAGGTAAAGATAACGATAAATTTGATAAGACAACTATTGTCGTATCTCCGGGCGTACACTATATTGATAACCGTCCTGGTTATCAAATTGACACTGCTGGCAATACTACTAATGTAAGTGGTGGTAGTGTTAGTATCAACGAATTTTCTGTTGGTTCTAACTTCAATATTCAGAGTTCTGATAACCTTCTTTATACATTCAACTCGATTCATGGTGGTGTCATCATGCCTCGGGGCACGTCTATCGTAGGTACAGACCTGCGTAAGACTAAGATTAGACCGAAATATGTACCAGATCCTGCCAATAATAACATTCCTGCTACTGCCCTGTTCCGAGTAACTGGTGGTTGTTATTTCCGTGAGTTCACTTTATTTGATGGTGATCCGGCAGATAGGATTTTCAAAGATTATACTACAAATACATATACTCCAAACTTCTCCCATCATAAACTCACCTGCTTTGAGTATGCTGATGGTGCGAACATTGTAAGTGGTAAGGGTAATACTGACCTTGACATGTATTATGCTAAGTTGACACTAGCATATGGTAATAATAGTGGTCGGGCAATCCCATCATACCCAGCAAATAACGACTTTGAGACGGTCATTGACGAATCTCGTATTGTTGGTGCTATCTCTCAGGTTGGTGCTATTGAGATTGCTGACATCTATTCTGGTGGCAATCCTTCTTCTGCGACTGCAACCACTGTAGTTTCTGTGGTTACCAATGACAGTCATGGTCTCTCTGTCGGTACTCCTATTAGTATTGTTGGTGTTGCTGGCAGTTCTAATGTCAATGGCACCGAGTATGATGGTGTCCATATTGTGTCTCAGGTTCTGAGTGACACGCTGTTCACCTACAGTGTTACTACTGCACCTGCTACTACTGCTACTCCTAACCTTACAGGGTTGTCACCCACAGTCACTGTTGAGAGTGACACTGTAACAAGTGCCTCCCCATACATCTTCAACTGCTCTGTGCGGTCGGTGTTTGGTGTCAACGGTCTCCATGCTGATGGTGCCAAGGCAAGTGGATTCAAGTCCATGGTGATCGCTCAGTTTACTGGGGTCTCCTTGAACAAGGATGATACAGCATTTGTAAAATACAATCCCACAACTGGCACATATCAGGACCAGTCAGCACTGGGTTCTACTACTCTACTGCATACAGACGGACAAGCACGTCATAAACCAACTTACGAAAGTTTCCACATCAAGGCGTCGAACAGCGCACAACTTCAGTTAGTATCCACTTTTGCGGTGGGTTGTGGTATTCATTTTGTATGTGACTCTGGTTCTGACGCATCAATTACTAACTCTAACTCTAACTTTGGAGCACAAGCTCTGAAGGCAGATGGGTTCAAGGCAAATGCCTTTACTAAAGACGACAAAGGTTACATCACTGGTATTCTTCCTACACAAAGGGACTTTACTCAAGAGACTAGCAGCAACTGGTTGAAACTGGATGTTGATAAGACTGCTGCTGCTTCCGATACTAAACTGTATCTAAGAGATTATGCTGAACAGGATAGTGCTCCCCCAGCAACTACTGGTCCATACACTGTTGGTCAAAAGGTTGGTGAACTGCTAAAGGTCAACATTGATGGCACCATCCGCTCCGCTGAGGTGTTGATGACTGTGGTATCAGGTGCAGGACCTTCTGGTAAGAAAGAGCACCGTGTTGGTACTAATGCAGGTATTAGTAGCATTACTAATAATATTATTACTCTACAAGAAAACCATACATTCATTCCTGGAGAAAGTGTAAGATTCTATTCTGACAGTGGTTCTCTTCCTGATGGTATTGAGTATAATACCAATTACTATGTTATTACTGATTCTCTAGATAACAATCAAATCCAGATTGCTACAAGTCCTGAGAATGCTGTTGCAAATAATTCAATTGCAGGTCTCAATAACCTGGGTGGAAATCTTAGAGTTGTTTCTGATGTTCGCATCAAGAAACCTGGCGAACCAGGACATCCTATTCAATATAATAGTACTGGTTGGTATATCAACGTCAAGACTGGTAACAATCTTCATGCTGCTATTGTATCAAACCAGACGGCAATCACACCTGAGACTACTAGGTCTTATATTGAAAGAAAGAGTGATGGTCGTAAAGATGTTGAAAAAATCTATCGATTACGTTATGTTCTGCCTGATGGTAGTTCTATTTCTGGACCTCCGCAAAACGGATACTCTTTAGAAGATACTAGTAGTGTTATTGATGATGATAAATTCCAGAATGATAATACTAACCTAACCAGTGACATTGATTTACGTCAAGGTACTAGCATTATTGATGCTTCCTGGTCTTCTAATGTTGGTGTTATCACCTCTAAGTTCTCCCATAACTTGCGTCGTGGTCAGGTTATTGAGATCAACCGTCTGCGTTCTGCTAATAATGTTTCTGGAGCAGATAACTCTGGTTTCAATGGTCTGTTTGAAGTTCTTCAGATTGATGGTAAGAAAACCTTTAGAGTTGGTTTGAATACTAATCCTGGTGGTATTAGTACGATTACCACTGGCACTCCATATACTCGCCATGATCAGAGTGTTGTTGGATCTGGTCGTACCTTCTCACCTTACTTTGTCCGTAAGGATTATGGTAATGCTTATCAAGTATTCAACCATGAGGTTGTTCAAGACTATAAGTCAGGTGTTCAGGATGGTATCTATAACCTGACTATGCTTGGGTATGGTAGTATCCCTGAGGTATCTCCATACGACATCGGCAAGAACCGATTTGCACAAAATATCAATGATTTGAGACCTAACATTGATATTGACAACTATGTTGATGATCCAGAACCCGCAGTGTCCTATGCTGTGCGTGATGACATTGGATTTGTACAATCTAATGACAATGCTAATAGCATCACCCGTGAGTCAACCTTAGCAATCATTGAAGATACTGGAATCGGTATTGGTGTCACTGAGGCAACTGTTTCTGGTACTGACATCAGTGCCAATCTTATTGTTGATCATGGTTTCAACAGTATCAAAACTGTAGGAAGTCTGACTGGTGGTAGCAACCTGGGTACAGGATCAGGTAACGCTGAATTTTACTTCAGTGTAAATCTTTCTGGTGGTACTGGTAGTGGAGCGACTGCTGATGTTACTGTTGCTGCTGCTGGTATTATCAGCGGAATTGATATAGTTGATTTTGGTTCTGGATATAGTGTCAATGATGTTCTGACAGTCAAAGGTGTTCCTTTCTCTGCATCTGGAACTGATGCTACTGTCACAGTCACTGAAATTGATAATAATGTTGGTGATATTATTCAAGTGGTTGGTGTTACCAGCACTGCCTACAATGGTATACAGAGAATTACCAACGTAACAGATCCTAAGATTCTGGTATATGAAGGAAATGTATCTACTGCATCTACTGATGGTTTTGTTTACCATGTAGGTGTTGCTACTGCGGTTTCTAACATTGTACATGATTCTGTTAGTGGAATTGCAACTGTCACGATGAACCGTGACATTGGTTTGCGTCGTGGTGATGAGATTGTCATCAGTGGTGCTAATAGTGTTTACAATGGTCAGTTTGCTGTTCTAGATCGCATTGGTTATGGTTCTTCACTGACCGTTTCTATTCCATCAGCAACTTCTCCTAACTTCAATGGTCCTAGTTGTATTGCCCATGGTGCTGGTATCAGCAATCGTTCTAAGGGACAAACAATTTCCATCTATGGTGGTCTGACGACTGAGATTAGTTCTGGTCTTACAACTGCTTCTACTAGCATTACTCTGCAAGATAACAATAAGATCCGTCGCGGCGATTATCTTCAGATTGAGAATGAGATTGTTCGTATCTCTAATAATACGAAAAATCAAATCATCCGTGGTTGTCTTGGTACCAATCAAACATCACACCTTCAGTATTCTGCCGCTGTCAGAATCAAAGTTCTGCCTGTTGAGCAACGTCGTCACAGTGTGATCCGTGCTTCTGGGCACACCTTTGAGTATGTTGGTTATGGACCCGGCAACTATAGCACTGCTTTACCTCAGACGCAAGATCGTGTCTTAGATGATAAGCAGCAACTGCTTGCTCAGTCTGTGTCCTCTCGCGGTGGTAGTGTTGTTTACTCTGGTATGAATGACCGGGGAGAATACTTCATCGGTCGTAAGAAGATTGATGCTCTAACAGGTGAAGAGAAATCTACTATCAATGTTTTTGATAGTACTGGGGTTACAGAAATTCCTTCTGCGATTGATTTCAATGACCTGACTGTCAAGCAAAACTTCTACAGTCTTGGTAATAGTTCTTTGGTTGATATTCAACTAAAGGGTAATCGTAGTGGTGATGTTGGCACCAGCGTATTTGTTGGTATCAATGGTGCTAATCAAAATGCTCCTACAACCAGTGTTGATCAGATCATTCTGAACACTACATTTGATAAAGCAGGATATATTGGTTGGGTTCGTACTACTGATTCTACTCAACCTTGGAAGAAGTTTGGTCCTATCAGTGTTGATCAGACTGATCATTATTCTTTAGATAAACTTGTTCTGGGTGCTGCATCTGCTGGTTCTAACACTCTGGCAGTCACTGGCGACTCTTCACTAACGGGTGATCTGCAAGTTAGTGGTGCATTTACATCCAGCACTGCTGTTGTTGGTAGTGCAAAGGTCAGCGACCTGACGACATCTCGCATTGTTATTGTTGGTGCATCTGGAGAACTGGAAGACAATAGTGGTCTTACCTTTACTGGTAACACTCTAACTGCCAATACTCTTTCCGTTACTAATAATGCTACTGTGGGTGGTACATGTACTGCTGACACATTCTCTGGTAATGGTATTACTCCTATTGGTGGTATCATCATGTGGAGTGGAGGTAGTGTTCCTTCTGGATGGGCAATCTGTGATGGTAACAATAATACTCCTAATTTGAAAGATCGATTTGTGTTGTCTTCGGGCGACACATACTCTGCTGGTTCATCTGGTGGTAGTGCTGATGCTGTGCTTGTTCAACACGATCACAACGCAACATCAACATCAACTTCTACTACTCAAACTGAAACTATAACAGGTACATTTGGTAGTGAGCCTTATAGCTACGCCCCTACTGGTGTGTTTAGCCGAACTGCATCTAATTTTGGTGAAGACCAAGATCAAGGTAGTAATGGTCAGATAATGACTATGGATGCATCACACGACCACACAACCACTACTACTACAACCACTGCGATTGCTAACGAAGGTGTTTCTGGTACGGGTAAAAACTTACCTCCATATTATGTCCTTGCATTCATCATGCGTACTGTTTGATAAATACTCTTACAAAGGAGTCTTGTTGTAAATGGCTGCGGTAAACAAGAAATTTGGCATTGAGAAGGGACTTGAGGTTGGCGACAGCGCATTAGTTGTTGATGCTGATAATAACCGTACGGGTATTGGTAAAACCAATCCCGCTTACGGTTTAGATGTTCAACCTACAGCAAACTTTGATGGCATTGTTGCCGCTGGTCAAGTTGGTATCGGGTCAACTCAACCTGGTAAAGATGTTGATTTCAATAAAGATCTAATCGTAAGAAAGAAATTTTATGATGTAAATGAAAGTGCTGGTACCTCTGGTCAAGCACTGATTAGTGTTGGAACTGCTGTTTCTTGGACTGATCTTGCTGAGATTGAGACTGATGCCGCTGGAAAGACCTACGAAGTACAATATAAGAAAGCAAATGGTAAGTTTGGTGGTTCCCCAAAACTCACCTATCGAGAAGATAATACTAGGGTTGGTGTTGGTAGCACACAACCTGAATATGCATTAGATATTGTTACAGAGACTCGTGCCTCTGGTGTATGGAGGGATTCTAATAGTACTGTTGGATCTGCATCTTCTATTCTTGCAGCAACTTCTTCTGGTAAACTACAATGGGTTGGTGCTGGTGCTTCCACACTAAACGTATTCTATGTTACTGAAGACGGTGATGATGCTAATGATGGTAGAACTCTAAGTAGTTCCAAGCGTACTATCAAAGCAACCACTGCGATTGCAGGTGCTGGTGATGTGATTAGGGTTGCTGGTGGTATCTATCGTGAGAACAATCCAATCTTTGTTCCTCGTAATGTTACAATCGATGGAGATGATCTTCGTAACACCCAGATTATTCCTAACAACGTAAGTCAGGATCTTTTCCAAGTTCACAATGGTGCTCTGATTCAAAACATGTCCTTTGTTGGTGCTGCCAACACTGGTGCAATGATTACGTTTCCACCTGAAGGTGTAGTAAACCGTCATAAATTCAACCGCGACAATGGCACTCACATCTATGTTGGTGGCACTGTTTCTAATGCATTTACAGTAGAGTCTAGTAGTGCTCAGAAAACTGTAACTGCCGCTACATACAGTCCTATTTCTGGTTTATTAGTCATTACCAGTGCTGGTCATGGTGTCGCCGATACTGATCGGATCAAGATCGCTAACGGAGCACTGACCTTCACTTGCGACTCTGACAACCATAATAAGCAGGTAGCATATCCTAGATCAGGTGACCCTGCATATAATACTTTTGTAGATATTGATTCGGTCACCACTGACACTATCACATTGAGCGTCGGTGTTGTCAAGAGTGTCAATAGTATCAAGATTGGACCTAACTGGCACACTGGTTCATCCTTGACACCTACTGGGTTCTTGTATGATCCTATTAGTGGTGTTAGCACTGTTACAGTAGCAAGTCATGGTCTCAGCGTCAGTGACAGTGTAGGTATTGTCACGTCTAGTCTGACATTCAAGTGTGAGGCGGACAATTTCGCAACTGACCACAAGTATCCCCGTGCTACAGATTATGTTGCGGGTATCATGACTGCAATTAGTGCTGTTACCACTGATACCTTTACAATCAATATAGGTGATGCTGGTAGTCATGCAAGAATTGCTGGTATCATCACTCAGTCGCCATATGTTAGGAACTGTACCAACTTTGTTCCTGACAGCATTGGCATGAGGATCAATGGTAACCATGCTGATGGTACCAAGTCCATGGTGGTTGATTCATATACTCAGTATAATCAGGGTGGTATCGGTGTTACGATCTCCAACGATGGTTATGCACAGTTGGTGTCTATCTTCACTGTGTGTGATGAGTACGCTATCTCTTGCGTCAGTGGTGGTCAGTGTGACCTGAACAACTCTAACGCATCGTTCGGTACCTTTGGTATTGTAGCATCCGGTGTGGGTACTGTCACAAACTCTGGCACACTGGCAGAAGATGCGATTGAGGAAGATAATACTATTGTAGTATCTGGTCTTACTGAACGTCCTTATTCTGGTCAGGTGCTTTACCTAGGAGAATTGTTCAATGAAGTTATCAAGATCAACGTAACCAACGCTGGTAGTGGTTATACTTCTTCTAATCCTCCTAAGGTTACCATTGGAGGTCCTACTGGACCGAACGGTGCAACTGCTGAGGGTGTGTCAGTTGTCAATGGATTTGGTAAAGTTACTGAAGTCAATATCTTCGCAACAGGTAATCAGTATCGCAGTGCACCAGCAGTGCAGATTGCATCTCCTAACTCAGGAACGACTGCTGCTGCTGATTCTGAGATTGGACCTGCTTACTTTACCATAAATACTGCTACGCCGGTAACTGCTGGCGTTTCGACGATTACTATTGACCAAAACCTACCGGCAACAGTTGGTCTTGGATCAGCAGTTCCTTTCCAGAGACAATCACTGATCCTGGCATCATCGTACACTTTTGAATTTGTTGGTGCTGGTCTTACCATTGCCAACGCACTTCCCAGAAATGGTGGTGTTACGATCCCAGAAAATGAGACTGTTTCTGAAGGTGGAGGTAGAGTTGTTTACACGTCCACTGACGAAAGAGGTAACCTAAAAGTTGGAGATGGATTTACTATCAATCAACAGACAGGTACCATCACAGGAGACGCTTTCAATAAAAGTATCCAAGCAACACTCACGCCGCTGATTATTTCCTTAGGAGGACAGATGTAAAATGGCTGCAATTCCACTCAATAAATTCAGAACGATCACGCATACTATCACTGATGCAGCCGTTGGCATTTATACTTGCCCTCCTGGTGTTGCTGCTCTGGTGATTTATGGCAACGTTTCTAACGTTGGTCAAGGATCTTCTGTAACTTCTTTTACTGTAAAGCACAGTAGAGACACCGTTGATACTGAACTAGTACGTTCTGCACGTGTTCCCCATCAAGATGCCATGTCATTTATTGACGGTCGTCTTGTCATGGAGACGGGTGACATCCTCAAAATTGAGGGAGATCAAAATAACACTATGAAGTGTATTATTTCTATTCTAGAAAACGCCAAGTAAGATGCCAAGATTATTGTCTGGTCGAGTAGGTGTTACCTCCTACGCAGGACTTTCTACAGAACGTCAACAAACTCCTGGGTTTCCATCCTTCCTTGGAGTGGATGAAGCGGAACCTAACCTCGGTTTGCCATCGGACAATAACTATGTCCTCTATGGTACTGTTACTGGCGAAAGATATTGGGCAGAACCGAGTGGATCTCCTTCTGGTACTGCCTCAGGATTGACAGTATCTGATGAGAGTATTACTCCAACAGGATATGCTGGATCTATTACTAGATTCAACTTTATTGGTAATGGTGTCAATGTTGAACAAACCAAACAAACTTTTGGTGGCATTGAGGTTGGTGTTGCCACCGTATTTGTAGAGAAAACAACTCTTAGTATTGCAGACGCTGACGAATTTGTACGTGCAACTGGTATTACCACTATCAAGGTGGGTGCTGGTTTATCATTCTTCCCTGAACCTGGTAGAGCCGGTGTTGTAACTATATTCTCAGCGGCAGATGCTACATCTACCATGCAGAATGCTGATGGTACTGAAGCATTTGGAAATGTTTCTACCTTCCGCATTGGTGCTGGTCTTACTGTAAGTCAGGTAACGGTTGGTATTGCTTCTATTGGTGTAACAGGAGAGTTTGATAATGTAAATGCTGCTGGTATTGTTACTGCTGGTGTACAGTTCAAGGGTAACTTAGCAGGTACGGCAGTAACTGCCACTAACTTATATGGTAATCTTACTGGTAATGTAGTTGGTGATGTAACTGGTAACGTAACTGGTGATGTGAATGCTGGTTTTGTTACTGCCACAAAATCTATTGATGGTAACCTCAATTCTAGTGGTGTCTCTACGATTTCCCAGTTGATGGGAACAACCCTGATGATCACTGGTATTGTTACCACAAACTCAGGTTTCGTAGCACCTGCTGGATCATTTGGATTTGATGGTAACCTGAATGCACCTGGTGTTTCTACAGCAACATCTCTGAATAGTACTAACTTGGTTGTTAGTGGTGTCACTACACATAATGGGAATGTTGAAATTAGTGGTAGTAATAAACTAATCTTTGGTAGTAATGATTTAGATATCTATTTTGATGGATCTGATAGCCTTATTGATGCTGGTACTAATGAGGATCTCTACATAAAAGGCAAGAGTGTTTTTATACATGCAAATGGCACTGAAACTGCTGCTAGTTTCTTACAGAATGCAGGTGTAGACCTTTATTATAATGCCGTTTCTAGACTCAGAACAACCAATACTGGTGCTCAAGTCACTGGTGATATAGAGGCATCCGAGTTCAAAGGTCCTCTAACTGGTAATGTTACTGGAACAATCAATGCTGCTGGTGTCTCTACAGTAACCAATCTGCTTGAGATTCGTAGTAGTGATGGCACTCCCGCTCGTATTGATTACTACTGTGAGGTAAACAACGCTCATTATACTAGAGTACAGGCAGCACCACACTCTGAGTATAGTGGTAACGTAACTGCTGTCCTCCCCACCAAGAATGGTGACATTATTGTTGGTGATACCCAAGGTGCTATTAGTCAGAATGTCAATACCGTTGGTATTGTTACTGCATCTTTTTTCCATGGTGATGGTTCTAATCTAACCAATATTGCTGGTAACACAGTTACCATAACAGAAACAAATACCACAAATGCTCAGCATTTTATGTGTTTTGTTGACTCAAATACTGGGTTAGAAACTATTAGAACCGATACCAGTCTTCAATACAATCCAGGCACAAATCTTCTAACATCAGTAAACTTTAGCGGTACTTTGACCGGTACCTCCACTGGTTTGGCTGGCACCCCCAGTATTAGCGTTTCTGATATTACCTTGAATGGTAATATGCTGCCAGATGCTAATAATACACGTGATCTAGGTGCAATTGGTTCCCGATGGGCAAATGTCTATACCTCTGACATGCACTTTAGCAATGTTGGTTCAGGTGGTAATGATGTAGATGGTACAGAGGGTAACTGGACGTTACAAGAAGGTGCTGATAACATCTATATGATCAATAATATCACAGGTAAGAAATATAAGATTGCTCTAACTGAGGTATGAATTGAATGACTGTAAAGTATTATGATGGTATAATTCCTAACACTCTGGCAGATAATATCTACGAATATTGTCAGAATATATCTTGGTATCAAGAGTGGATTGGATATAATAAAATGCATTTGTCTGAGTATATACCAGCGCAAGATGGTAAAACATCCAGTCGTCACTTTTTGGACAAAGATTTAGGACCAATGGGTATATTGAACCTGCTAAGGTTTTCAATGTACAGACATCCATTTGCATGGGGGGAAGAATCCTTACAGGCAAGGCATTCTATGATCTATGATTTATGGACTATAATCAACGATAAAGTATTTGATGGTGGTGCTGAAGTAGAAGGATTGTCTGAAAGTATTGCTGGTTTAGCTGGTTACCATAAGTTCTTCAAGGATGGCACACAATTCCGTGATAAGTACAATATTCCTCTCGAACAGAAGCAGATTGGGTGGAAGGCATATTTCAATGCACGATGTGCTGAGTCAATTACAGGATCTCCTATTGGTAACCGCGTTGGGCAAATACATAAAGATTCCAGTGCAGATGTTGATCCCAAGTCTGATAGATACTACACAGTATTA